TGCAGATTTTGGTCTGTACGGAACCGGGGGGTTTCGCGGCATCCCCGAAATGGGGTTGACCTGCGGTTTTGCTGATACCCTGTTGATTCCCGAAATGGGAGGAATGTCATGCCACCCCTACCTAAAGATCCTTCTGTGCGCGCTCGGCGCAATAAGTCGTCGACGCGGGCTACGTTGTCTGCGGATCATGATGTGGTCGCTCCTGAGTTGCCGGATGGTGTGGTGTGGCATCCGTTGACGGTGCGTTGGTGGAATGACATCTGGGCGTCGCCGATGGCCCCGGAGTACACCGATTCGGATATCAACGGGCTGTTTCGTGTGGCGATGTTGTACAACGATTTTTGGACCGCGGATACCGCGAAGGCGCGGGCGGAGGCTCAGGTTCGGCTGGAGAAGGCTGATACCGATTATGGGACGAATCCGTTGGCTCGCCGCCGGTTGGAGTGGCAGATTGAGGCGACGGAGGATTCCAAGGCGAAGGGGTCGAAGCGGCGGAAGTCGGAGGCCGCGCCCGTGAGCCAGTCTGAGCCTGGTGATGATCCGCGCCTGAAGCTTGTGACGTAGCGGTTCGACCGAGGCAGCTTAGATGGCTGTACTTCAGGTGCCGGCCGTGGATTTGGCGTTCCCGACGCTGGGTCCGCAGGTGTGCGACTTCATTGAGGATCGGATGGTGTTCGGCCCGGGCTCGCTGTCGGGTCAGCCTGCACGTCTCGATGACGAGAAGCGCGCGCTGGTGTATCGGCTGTATGAGTTGTATCCGCGTGGGCACCGTTTGGCTGGCCGTCGGCGGTTCGAGCGGGCCGGTGTCGAACTCAGGAAGGGTGTAGCCAAGACCGAGTTCGCGGCGTGGATTTGCGGTGTGGAGTTGCATCCAGAGGCGCCGGTTCGGTGTGACGGTTTTGACGCCGCGGGGAATCCTGTGGGTCGGCCGGTGCGGTCGCCGGTGATTCCGATGATGGCGGTCACCGAGGAACAGGTGTCGGAGCTGGCGTTCGGTGTGCTGAAGTACATCTTGGAGAACGGCCCCGATGTTGATCTGTTTGATATCAGCAAGGAGCGGATCGTCCGGTTGTCGCCTTCGGGTGGCGAGGATGGGTTCGCTGTTGCTGTGTCGAATGCTCCGGGGTCTCGCGATGGCGCGCGGACGACGTTTCAGCATTTCGATGAGCCGCACCGGTTGTTTATGCCGAGGCATCGTGACGCGCACGAGACGATGTTGCAGAACATGCCGAAGCGGCCGATGGAGGACCCGTGGACGTTGTACACGTCGACTGCTGGGCAGCCTGGTCAGGGCAGCATCGAAGAGGACGTGCTTGCCGAGGCGGAGTCGATCGCCAGGGGTGAGCGGCAGGATCCGTCGCTGTTCTTCTTTCGGCGCTGGGCCGGTGATGAGCATGATGATCTGTCCACCGTGGAGAAGCGTGTCGCCGCTGTCGCGGATGCCACTGGCCCTATTGGGGAGTGGGGGCCGGGGCAGTTTGAGCGGATCGCGAAGGACTACGACCGCACGGGTATTGACCGCGCTTACTGGGAGCGGGTCTATCTGAATCGGTGGCGTAAGTCTGGCTCTCAGGCGTTCGATATGACGCGCCTAGTGCAGTGTGATGAGACGGTGCCGGATGGAGCGTTCGTCACCGCTGGGTTTGACGGGTCGCGGTGGAGAGATGCGACGGCTGTCGTGGTCACTGAGATTGCGACGGGACGCCAGATGTTGTTGGGCTGTTGGGAGCGGCCCGAGAACGTCGAAGAGTGGGAAGTCCCTGAGCATGAGGTGACAGCGCTCGTTGTGGACATGATGTCGCGGTTTGAGGTGTGGCGCATGTACTGCGACCCGTGGGGCTGGGATTCGACGATCGCCGCGTGGGCGGGTCGTTTCCCGGATCGGGTTGTGGAGTGGGCGGTTGGCGGCGGCGGCAGTTTGAGGCGTGTGGCTGCTGCGACGCAGGGTTATGCCGATGCATTGGCGACTGGCGACGCGGCGCTGGCTGCCAATGTGTGGCGACCGAAGTTTGTTGAGCATATGGGTCATGCGGGGCGGCGTGAGCTGAAGCTGGTGGACGATACAGGCCAGCCGCTGTGGGTGATGCAGAAGCAGGATGGCCGTTTGGCCGACAAGTTTGATGCTGCGATGGCGGGGATGTTGTCGTGGGAGGCGTGTGTTGATGCGCGTCGTGATGGTGCACGTCCGCGCCCGAAAGTGTTTGCGCCTAGACGGATCTACTAGTCGCCATAGAGACAGAGAGGGGGTCAGCTGTTGACTGCTTCAACGCCAGCGGAATGGCTCCCGGTATTGACGAAGCGTATCGACGACGGAATGTCGCGGGTGCGTTTGTTGGCGCGTTACTCCAATGGGGATGCTCCGCTGCCCGAGTTGACGAGGAACACGTCTGCGGCGTGGCGTTCGTTTCAGCGTGAGGCGCGCACCAACTGGGGTCTGATGGTGCGTGACTCTGTTGCTGACCGGATCATCCCGAATGGCATCACGGTTGGTGGTTCCGCCGATAGTGATTTGGCGTTACGTGCACGGCGCATCTGGCGGGATAACCGCATGGATTCCGTGTGTAAGCAGTGGGTCAAGTATGGGCTGGACTTCGGCGAGTCGTATTTGACGTGCTGGCGTCGTGATGACGGTACGGCGACGATCACAGCTGACTCTCCTGAAACGATGGTTGTCAGCGTTGACCCGCTGCAGCCGTGGCGGATCAGGTCCGCTATGCGGTGGTGGCGGGACCTCGATGCCGAGTCGGATTTTGCGATTGTGTGGTCGGGTGACGGGTGGCAAAAGTTCGCCCGTCCGTGCTTTGTGCAGTCGTCGTCCCGGCGCAGGCTGGTGACGCGAATCTCAGACTCGTGGGTTCCGGTTGGTGATGCTGTAGTGACCGGTTCGCCGCCGCCGGTGGTGGTGTACCAGAACCCTGATGGCATGGGCGAGGTGGAGCCTCACATTGACATCATCAACCGGATCAACCGGGCTGAGCTTCAGTTGTTGTCCACGATGGCGATCCAGGCTTTCCGTCAGCGTGCGTTGAAGTCGACGGAAAATGGGTTGCCGAAGGTCGATGAGAACGGCAACGCGATCGACTACGCCTCGATCTTTGAGGCCGCGCCGGGAGCGTTGTGGGAGTTGCCCCCTGGGGTTGATATCTGGGAATCGCAGACGAACGACTTCACTCCGATGTTGTCGGCGATAAAGGAGCATATTCGACAGCTGTCGTCGGCGACCAAGACTCCGTTGCCGATGTTGATGCCGGACAGCGCGAACCAGTCAGCTGAGGGTGCGCACAACATTGAGAAGGGCTTCTTGTTCAAGTGTCAGGATCGGCTTTCGATAGCGAAGATCGGCCTGGAGGCCATCTTGGTCAAGGCGATGCAGCTTGAGGGCGAGGCCGTTGAGGACACAGTGGATGTGTCGTTCGAATCTCCAGATCGTGTGACGCTGGGGGAGAAGTATGCTGCCGCCTCTCTGGCTAAGGCGGCCGGCGAGTCGTGGGCGTCTATCCGGCGGAATATCCTGAACTACAACGCCGATCAGATCAAGCAGGACGATCTTGATAGGGCGCGTGAGCAGATAACTTTGTTCGCCGGCAACTCGGTGCAGCGCCCCCAGGAAGATGGATCACGCTGAGTATGCGGCTGCGACCGCTGAACTGAGGCGCAGACTGCTCGAATATGTGTCCGCAGCGTGGACATCGGTAACGCTGTCTGACAGTGGACTGCGAGAGCTGACATCTTCGGTGGCACCGGTTGTCCAAGCGGCCCAAGAGTCGATGGCGGCCATGACTTCGGTGTACATCGCAGAAGTCACCCAGCAGTCACCGGTGCAGGCCGTCGAGGTTTCCGCGATTCGCGGTGTGCCGTCGGAGACGGTGTACGCGCGACCTGTGATCACAGCACGTACGGCACTGTCGGAAGGTAAGAGCGTCGCAGCGGCACTCCGGGCCGGTCAGCGTCGTATCGAGAACCTGGCGGGCACCGACCTGCAACTTGCAAAGACGCACCAGGCTAGGTCGTCGTTCGCCCGCAGCGGTGTCCAGTTCTACCGCCGCGTCTTGACCGGCAGCGAGAACTGCGCGCTGTGTGTCATCGCATCAACCATGCGGTACCGCAAAAACTCGTTGATGCCCATTCATCCGGGCTGTGATTGCGATATTGACGTGATCCCGCCGGGGATGGACTTCGACACGATCAGCACGGAGCTTCTCAACGAGACGCATGACCAGGTGAAGGCGTTCGCGAGTATCGCGGATCGCGGCGGACGCGCCGTTGACTACCGAAAGTTGATCGTCACTCGGGAGCACGGCGAGGTTGGGCCCGTCCTCGCATGGCGTGACCAGAAGTTCTCAGGCCCCAGAAGCATCCAGCGCTGACCCCGGCGGTCTGGATAACGCACACATGGCCCGTAACGGGCATGTCACAAAGAAAACCCATCCGCAAAGGAAACAAACCCTCATGTCTGATGATGTGACAGCAGAAACGTCGGAACACAGCGCCGTAACGGAGCCAGTGGAACCGGCAGGCGACCAGGACGCAACCGCCACGGTTGAGGAGCCCACGCAAGCTCCGAAACCAACTGAGACGGTCGAGTTCTGGAAGAAAATGGCCCGCAAGAACGAGGCGCAAGCCAAGGAGAACTTCGCGGACGCCAAGAAGTGGCGGGAGTCGCAGGAAAAGATCGGCGACGACCCGCTGGCCCGGATCGAAGAACTGGCACGAAAGTTCGAGACGGCTGAGCGTGAACGCATCCGAAGTGATGTGGCGCGCGAAACGAAAGTCGACCCGGAGTTCATTCATGGCGATACCGAGGAAGAGATGCGCGAATCCGCCGACCGGTGGAACGAATTCGTCAACAAGCGGATCGAAGAAGCGCTGAAGGCCAGAACGGCATCGTCGGCCGTGCCGACGTCGGAAGTCACATCAGACAAGAAGGTTGAAGGCCCGAAGCCTCTCACCCCGGCTGAGTACGCGGCGCTGCCGCCTGCCGAGCGAAAGAAGGCGCGCGAAGAGGGCCGACTTGACAGCTATCTACGTGGAGAACTCCACTAACACAGAAGGGAGCCAAAAATGGCTTTCAACAACTTCATTCCTGAACTCTGGTCGGACATGCTCCTGGAGGAGTGGACCGCCCAGACCGTTTTCGCCAACCTCGTCAACCGCGAGTACGAAGGCACTGCAAGCAAGGGCAACGTGGTGCACATCGCTGGCGTGGTGGCACCTACCGTCAAGGACTACAAGGCCGCTGGCCGGCAGACCTCGGCGGACGCCATTTCTGACACCGGCGTCGATCTGCTCATTGACCAGGAGAAGTCGATCGACTTCCTGGTCGATGACATCGACCGGGTTCAGGTCGCTGGCTCGCTGGAGGCCTACACCCGTGCGGGCGCCACGGCCCTGGCCACCGACACCGACAAGTTCATCGCCGATCTGCTGGTGGACAACGGAACCGCGCTGAGCGGTTCGGCACCTACGGACGCTGATGACGCGTTCGACCTGATCGCCAAGGCGCTCAAGGAGCTGACGAAGGCGAACGTCCCGAACGTGGGGCGTGTCGTTGTCGTGAACGCGGAGATGGCGTTCTGGCTGCGGTCGTCCGGGTCGAAGCTGACCAGTGCAGACACCTCCGGCGACGCTGCTGGTCTGCGCGCTGGCACCATCGGGAACCTCTTGGGCGCCCGGATCGTGGAGTCGAACAACCTGCGGGACACCGACGATGAGCAGTTCGTCGCGTTCCATCCGTCGGCGGCGGCGTATGTGTCGCAGATCGACACCGTTGAGGCTCTGCGGGATCAGGACAGCTTCTCTGACCGTATCCGTGCTCTGCATGTGTACGGCGGCAAGGTTGTCCGCCCCACTGGCGTGGTCGTCTTCAACAAGACGGGCAGCTAGTGCTCGCTACTGCCGATGATGTTGCCGCGGCGCTGGGGCTGTCCAGCGCCGCGGACCTCACTGATGAGCAGTCAGACCGGGCCGGCGCGCTGCTGGAGCGTGTCAGTGATGCGTTCCAGCGCGCGTCGGGTCGAGTGTTCACCGATGGCGTCACCCGTGTGCGGGCGAACGTGGTCAACGGCAGGGTGTGGCTTCCCGGCCTCGTGGTCGAGGTCCGCAGCGTTGAGGGTATCGACGGCGCTGCTGTGGATTTCACTCAGGATGGTGACTATGTGGACGTATCCGAGAATGGGCGCCCACTGGTAACCGGAACGGTCGTGGTGGTTGAGTACGTCGGCGGCGGCGCGCCGGAAGCCGTCACGGCGCTCGTCGCGTCTGTGGTTGCGCGACATCTGACGGTGCAGCCCGGTTCGGTGCAGTCGCAGGCCGTATCATTCACGGCTGGTCCGTTCACTCAGCGCAACGCAGAGTGGGTCTCAAGCACCTCATTGTTCACGGCCGATGAGCTTGCCGAGGTTCGCCGGTTCGCGCATCCCATCCCGACTATCACGGTGCATCGGCTGTGACGTTCCCTGTTTCGTTCACTGTGACGCATTACCCGCATGTGGGTGATGATTCGGATGGGCTGGGGAACACGATCCCGGTGTTCGGGCCTGGTGTTCCGGTGGGTGCTATTCAGTTGGCGCCGCATGTCCAGGTGGTTGGTTCGGCGACGATGACCGAAACGGAAGTTGTCGATGTGGACCTGTACTTGCCGGTGGGTTCACCAGTGGCGGTGAAGGATCGTGTCGAGTTCGGCGCGGACGTGTTCGATGTTGTCGCGGTTCGGGACTGGACATTGGGGTTCCACGGCTGGGCGCCGGGTCTGGTTGCCGAGTTACGAAAGGCGGCTTAGCTGTGGCGAGTGGCCCTACAAAGAAGAATCCGCTGGCGAAGTTCGGTATCAGTCTCGACGACTTCGACAAGCTGCCCGAGGTGAATCAAGGCGTCAACGAGTTTATGGATGAGGTTGCCGCCGCGTGGAAGCAGAACTCTCCGGTGTCGTCGGGCGATTACCGCGATTCGGTTCAGGTGACGGAACGTTCCACGAACAAGGGACGCGGCAAGGTGGGCGCGACCGATCCGCAGGCGCACCTTGTGGAGTTTGGGTCGGTGCACAACGACGAGTATGCGCCGGCACAGAAGACGGCTAAGCAGTTCGGCGGCACCGCTTATGGCGATCGATAGCGCTCCGAGTATTCACCGCGTGCTGGTGGAGTGGCTTTCTCCGCTGGGGAAGGTTTCGACGCGCAGGGTGGCGAATGATCCGTTGCCGCACCGGGTTGTGCGTCGTGTTGACGGTGTGGATGCGCCTGAGGTTGCGCAGGATGTGGCGGTTGTGTCTGTGCACACGTTCGCCGCTGGTGATGCTGCCGCCGACGTGGAGGCCGGTTTGACGCATCAACGGATGGTTGAGCTGTCGTTGAATCCGTTGACGTTGATCACCCTTCCGGGGGGTGTGCTGGTGACGATTGATTATTGCCGGTCGTTGATGGCTCCGATTCCTGTTGAGTACAGCGACGATCCGCATGTTGTTCGGTACGTGGGCCGATACGAGGTCGGCCTGCCGTACCTGTCCTGAGTTTCAGCCCGAAAACAACCAAAGAAATAAAGCCCCTCGCCCGATTTCTGGGGCTTGGGTCTTTTTTGTTTCGCCGGAGTTCTTTTTGCAATCCGGTCCCCCCATCATGATCGAGAGGAGCGTCCTATGACGCAGCCAATGACCGGCACCGATTGGAGCGCCGGCGGATTCACTGACATTCACAAGCCGTTCATTGAACGTGGCGGTTTGCAGGCGGTGTTCATTCGTGACAACCGCGGCGCCGCGACGGACATGTCGCCGTTCGAGGATGACTGCGTGACGGTGAAGTGGTCTCCGTTCGCGCAGGACGGCAAGATTCGCGACGACCTTTTCATCCGCCGCAAGGTGAACGGCAAGTACGAGTACAACACCGACCCGAATGAGGGCTGGTGGCACATCGGCTGCAACCCTGAGGATGGCGGTGCGGAACGTGAACCGGACGTCACGTCTGACGATTTGATGGTGTTGCAGTCGAAGTTCCCGGTCGATTCTGAGGTGACGGAGAAGTCGTATTCGGTGCGGTTCGTGGCGCTCGGTACGGCCGATCCGCTGATTCACCGGCTGGAGTCGGAACTTCCGTTGTGCGACAACGCCGGTAATCCGCTGGTCGCGCTTCCCGGTACCCCTGACTACGGTGAGGGTCCGCTGCTGGACGCTGACTCGGCGGAGTACCAGCTGCTGCTGCTGTATGCGCGCCGCACCTCGGGCGGGTTCATTTACCGCGCTGAGGGTTATCCGGCGGTGAAGCTGGACGACCAGGCGTCCAAGCAGCGGTCGAAGACCGATCCTGATACGGCGGACCTGACGTACAAGGTGCTGCCGAACGAGTACTTCATGCGGCCCGATCCGGCTGGGACGATTGCCCTGGTTCCCGGCTACTTCTACGTGTGGATGGGTGGCCCCGGATGGGCTGAGCAGTACTCGGACGGCAGCTAGCCAGAAAAGCCCCTGCCGGGTGGGTGTTTGTGGCGCGCCGCATGGTGCGTCCGGGGCTGGCCCCCACCCGGCAGGCCCCCTTATCAGCCCCCCCTAAAGCCCCCGTGATTGCGTGAAAGGAAGCCCCAAATTCTCATGACTACTTCGAAGCCCACCAACAATGGCGCCGCGGCCCGTGAGCAGGCCACCGAGTTCGATTCCCCGTTCGCTGACCGTGTCCTTCGGTTCGACGACGGAACTACGATGTCGATCCCGCCTCACCCGAATCTTCGGATGCTCGACGACGACGCTCTGGAAGCTTACGAGGCGTACCTCGAAGAGATCGAAACTTACGACCGGGAACCTGACCTGTACATCCCGGAGCAGACAGTTAAGGACCGAGACGGCAACGAGATGGTCCTGCCGGCGGAGACTCGCCCCGGCGCGGTGAAAGGCCCCCCGTACTACAAGGACGGTAAGCGTGTGTCGCCGCCGCGTGAGGTGCGGATCGTTCAGGTCGTGTTGGGAATGGACTCCTACGAGGTGTTGCGGTCGAAGAAGATCAACGGGCGTCCTGCTGGTGCGCGTGATGTGTGGCGGGCGTGGACGGAGCAGGGTTTCTCGATCGCGGAGCGAGCTGAGTCCGACTCGAAAAGTGATGGAGGCCCAGTGGTTTTGGAGACTGTATCCGAGGCAGATAGCGAGTGATCTGCGGCGTTTCTTCGGTTTGAGTGTTGCGGATTGGCATCAGGGCAGGTTGTCCAGTTTGGAGTTGCTTGACCTGTTCGGGGTGCGGTTCGTGGACAACGCTGAGGAGCGCGTTCGGGAGTTGTATGTGGATTTCGCTCCTGTTGATGGTGCGGTGGCGCGGGCTGTTCGTGGTGGGCGTTGGTCTGAGCCGGAGTTGATCGCGGCGGAGACGTATAACGAGATCGCCAGGTTTCGAGCGTCGTTTCATGCGTCGAAGAGTCGTAAGGCTGTGTATGAGCCGTTTGCGTTTGAGGATCCGGTTGATCGGCTGGAGAAGGCGCGTGCGTCGGTTGAGGCGCATGAGTTGCAGCGTGAGGTTGAGGCCGATCTGTTCGGCTGGTGACGGGAGGTGAGTGTCTGATGCCGATCTACGTGGACATTATTTCCCGTCTTGATGAGCGTGCTGCTGCGGTGGCGGCGAAGAACATTGAGCGTGAGATGGAGGCGGCTGGGGCGCGCGCGGGGTCGTCTGCTGGTCGTGCGATCGGTGAGAATGTGGGCCGGGAGGCTGCTGCTGCTGGTCGTAATGCTGGTGAGCAGTTGTCGCGTGAGGTTGATCGTGCGACGCGTCAGGCCGGGTCTCGTATTGTTGATGGTTTTTCGTCGCATGGTGTGTCGGCGGGCCGGGGGTTTGGGTCGTCGTTTGGTTCGTCTCTTGCGTCGTCGTTGCCTGTGGCGGGCCGGTTTTCGGCTGCCCTGTCGGGGTATGAGGGTGCGGCGTCGAAGGCTGGCGCGTTGGCTGGTCGTGCGTTGGGCACAGCGTTCACGGCCGCCGCGACAGGCATCATCGGCGCCGCCGGTGTTGCCCTGTTCAAGGGGTTTGATCGGTACAAGTCTCTTGATGCGACATCGCACCGTCTTGCCGCGATGGGGAACAGCGCCGAGCAGGTCAAGACGATCATGTCGGATATCAACGAGGTCGTCGTTGGCACTCCGATTGCGTTGGACGAGGCGGCGAAGGCGGCTACTCAGTTCCTTGCTGGTGGGGTGAAGCAGGGTCGCCCGTTGCAGGCGGCGTTGACGGCGATCGCGGACGCGGCGGGTGCATCTGGGCAGAAGTTCGGCGACCTGGCCGTCATCTTCAACCAGGTGTTCAACAAGGGCAAGCTGCAGGCTGAAGAGATGTTGCAGCTCAATGAGCGTGGCATCAATGTTCAGGCGGCGTTGCAGAAAGAGTTCGGCCTGACGAGCGCTGAGATTCAGAAGATGTCGAAGGACGGCACGATTTCGTTCGGCATGCTTGTGCAGGCGATTGAGGGCCAGTTCGGTGGCATGTCGAAGAAGCTGGCCGACACTGTTGACGGCGCCTTGTCGAACATGAATGCCGCCGTGGGGCGTGTTGGGGCGAACTTCATTTCGGCGCTGTTCGGCGACCCGCTGGACACGACGGAGGGTCCTGGCGCGCTTGCCAAGTCGATCAACAATGTGACCGACAAGCTGAATGACCTGAACGCGTGGATCGTCGCGCACAAGGACGACATCAAGCGCACCTTCGAGGAAGCTGCCGAGACTGCGCAGGATTTGTGGGATGCGCTGTCCAGCGTAGTCGAAATGCTCGACCGGATCGGTATCAGCGTTGGGGACGTGGTGACCGCGTTCGTGGCGTGGAAGTCCATAGCTGGCATCACGGCGCTGACGCAATCTCTCTCAACGGTGAGCACGACATTGGCCGGTCTTCCCGCGACGGCCGATAAGTCGGCCAAGGGAATCTCTGCCGCGTTGTCGCGTGTGGCGGTCCCAGCGTGGCTGGCGTTCCTGGTTGCGCAGAACGGCCCTGAGATTGAACAGGCCATTCAGGACGCGATTCCAGGTGCGGATAGCTGGAATCATACGAATACGCCGGATCAGTTGGGTCGCAGGGCCCGTGAGTGGTGGGACCGCAACATTCAGGGCGGCACGGGGGTTGATCCGCAGCCGTCTCCGCTTCCTCAGCTCGGCGGCGGGTCTGGACCTGGCACGCCAACGGTTGGCGGCATTCCGATTCCAGGGCTTGTGGGTACGAACTCGAACGGTCCAGCGTCCCCGTTCGGTAACCTTCCCGGTCAGGTTCCATTGGATGTTTCCGTGGAGGATCGCCGCGGGCGTCGTGGTGGCGGCGCGCCTGGTTCGGATGGGGCACCCGCGGATGGCCCGTTGGCTGATCTGTTCCCGGGCGCGGTGGGGGCTGCTGATGGTGGTAGTGGTTCTGGCCCGAAGTTGCCGGATGCGCCTGTGTTGCCGTATGACACGACGTTGCCGCCGGGGATTGCTGGTATGCCACCCGACGCGGCCGTGTTCTCCGCTGAGTCGTCGTATCTGGATGCGCGTCACAAACTGGCGGAGAAGCGTGCCCGCGCCGCCCAATTGGAGCAGTCCACCGAAGCCACCGAGCAGGACCGCCTCAAGGCCCGCAACGATGTGATCGAAGCTGAACGCGACCTTCAGGCCGCCGAGATGCGCATGAGTGATGCCCGCGCGAATCAGTACGAGAAGCTGACGAAGCAAACCGACAAGCATGTCAAGGATTTGGGGCAGATCGGTGCCCAGCTTGATCAGGATTTCGGTATCTCGAAGGGTTTGGCGGGGATCGCGGAGAACATCACGAAGTTCGTGGCGAACCTCGCTGCGGCACCGTTGTTGGGGCAGTTGCAGGCCATTTCGGCCTATAACCCGACCCAGGGCGGGCACGGGTTGATGGGTGTGCTCGGCGCGCAGGGTGTGTTCGGGCCGCAGTACCAGAACAACCAGTATGACCGGGGCTCCTACCCGTCCGCCGGTGCGACCGGTGTGTCCATGACAGCCCTTCCATCGGCGCCGTCCGCTATTCCGGGGCAGTCTCCGCGCGACTTCGCGCACAACGTGATGATGCCGTTCTGGAAGAACATGGGCCTTGAAGTGGGCGACCATGCGGCTGATGCGTTTGGTGAGCATCAAAACGGTGCCTTGGACATCATGGTTCCGAACAAGGCTGTCGGACAGCAGGTTTTGCAGCAGGTCCTCAACGACCCGAATGTGTATGGCGCGATCTTCGACCGGCACTCTTACGGCTACGGCCGCGGCCTGCAAGGCCGGCTGATGGAGGACCGGGGCAGCCCGACCCAGAACCACGAAGACCATGTTCACGCCTTGTATAAGCCAGGTAACCCGAACAACATCAACCCGTCCGGTTCAGCCGCCCCGGTGTCCGTTCCGACGGTGGCGGCAGTCGCCCCGTCCGCAACGGCGTTCCCGCCGAGCAGTTCCGGTGGTGTGGTTCCGGTGTCGGTGACGAACTGGCCCGCCCAAGGCTCCGGTGTTGGCGTGACCGTCCCGACCGGTGGCGCGGGTGTGACCTCCCCGGGTGCTGCGCCGGCGGGAAGTCCAGCGTCGGGCACCGGTGCGGGTCCGCTGCCCGGTCCAGCTCCGGTGTCGTCGGGTGCGTGGGCGACGAATCCGGCGCCGCTGCCCACCACGGGCGGTGGTGGTGGCCCGATGGCCGCTGGTGCACCGCAAGGTCTGTTCACTGGCGGGCCGACGAACACCACCAATATCGGGGCGAACGTCGCACCGTATGCCGGGTCCGGTTCTGGTGGTATCGGCATGGACGGTGGTGGTGCGCTTGGCATGGCGGTGCAGGCCGGTGGTATGGCGCTGGACGCGATGGCCCCGGGTGCGGGTCAGGCCGCGCAGACTGGGGTGAAGCTGATCAACCGTGCCATCGAGTACGGCGGTCAAGTCGCCGCGATCGGCGCCCAAGGGTTGATGGAAACGTTCTTGCCTACGGGTGGTTCGGATTTGGCGAACAACAACTGGATCACCCGCATTGCCGGGGGGATTGCTGGTGCGGCCCCGGCGTTGCCGAACCTGGCCGGCCAAGCATCCCAGCAGCGCAAGGACATCGACCCGCAAGCCACAGGCCAGGGTCAAACCCAAGTCAACCAGGGTGGCGACACGAACATCACGGTCAACAACCAGCGCGCCACCGAAGACGGAACAGGCCGCGACATCGCGTATCACCTGCAAAACCAGTACGTCATGCCGGGAGGGTAAATGGCTAAGAAGCATTACCCCGCCACTGGTGTAACCCCGCACGGATGGTATGACCTCGCCAAGGGTGAAAAGCCGATGATGTGGCTCGACGCCTACGACGAGTCGATCACTTTCCACATGATGGGCGGGATGGCGGTCCCTGACCGGGTTGTAGCCCCGGAGATGGTGCACCTCACATCACTCAAGGGGTTGATCCCGCCGTGGAAGCACATCGACCAGAAGGGCGCCACCGAGGACGGAATCACCAATATTGATGCGCTCTACGACCCGATTGAGGTTGAGGTGGGGGTGGAATGCCGTGGCCGGTCGCCGAAGTGGACGCGCAGGGTCTACCGCGATCTGGTCGCGTCGATCGACGCGAAGCAGGAATCGACGTTGAACTTCCTCACCCACGACATGGGGCACTGGTGGGCGCCGGTCAGGTGGTTCCAGGGCGCGCCGCAAGCACCGCTGGAGATCGGCAAGCGGCAGCGTGAAAGTTTGCGACTGCGGGCCGATTCGGGGTTCTGGCGTACCTACGACTACGCGGCGAGTTTCCAGTTCGAGTACGAGTCGATGACCGACACGTTCAACTATGACACGTCGGGCACGCAGGACCTCGGCGCGGACTGGCCGCTGTACTACGAGGGTGACGGCGGCGGGTACGTCTACGCCAATGGTGACCAGGCGAGGTGGCGGGACGACCCGGACGATCCGCTGACAACGGATACCCGCGAGGTGGTGTGCGGGCCGTACAAGGATTTCGACACCGACACCGACAATCAGGTTGTGTCGATGGTGCTCGGCGGGTTCCAAGAGTGGAGCCTGCCTGATAGTGGGGCTAATGACCTGTGGGCTCGCATGGGCCGCGACAGCAACGGAGACTGGGACGGTAATGGCATCCGCATGCGGGTGCAGGGCAACTGGATCAAGCTGTCGAGGTTCAACAACTTCTCGCAGACGGTGATGTTTCAGCGGCCGCTTCTGGTGGCCCCGCTGATTGGGGAGAAGTTCACCCTGGTTGCCGGGTATGAGGGCGATCCGCGCATGTTCAAAGTGTTGCGCAATGGGTTGCCAATCTTGTCGCACAAGGAAACCGGCACTGGTAGCGAGCTTGGCCCGGATTATCGGGGAATCGGGTTTGGTATGCAGGCCGGTGGCGCGTTGATCACGCAGGCGACACCAGCTCCGGTGCGGAAAGTGTCGGCTGGCGACAATGCGAATGTCACGCAGTCTGGGTTTGTGTCGATGGTCAATGTTGGTGACCAGCCGATGTATTGGGATGCGACCTTGTTTGGCCCGGGCACGTTCCGGTTGTATGACGGTCCCGGCGCGGATGAGTATGTGGAGTTTGGTCCGCTGCTGCCCAATCAGATTGTGTTCCTACGTACCGACCCGCGCTCACAGACGACGTTGGTGCAGGATTTGACGTCGGTGCCGCCGTCGCCGCAGGAGTTGAACATTTTCCAGCAGGCGGTGAAGTCGTTGTTGTCGTTCTTCTCGGAGCGGAACGCGTTCACCGACCAGATTGGGTCGCTGTTTGGGATTGTTCCCCCGCAGGGCAATTTCTATAAGTACCTGTCGGGCCGGTTCAGTGAGAACGCGGCGATCCCCGCGAAGTCACCTGGCGAACCGGCGCAGCAGTTCTTTGTGAAGACAGAAATTGTTGGTGGCAACGCTGACTCGAAGGTGATTCTTTCGGGGACTCCGTTGCGCCGCTACCCGATGTAGCCACTGGCCGATACCTCGGTGAGGGGTGAATTTGTGGCGCCTGTGAACCAGGAAAGGAGGGGATGACGGTTGTCGAAGTTTGAACGCGAAACAGCCGCATGGCAATCCGCCCTCCAGTCCGGCGACCCCAACAGGATCGCACGAACCGCGCGGGCGTTGACGGAACGCAAATCGAAGGTAGACACGTCGTTCCGGTTCACGGTGTGCGACAAGTTTTGGCAGCCGATGGGCGCTGTCGGTGGCGACCTGATCGAGGCGTCGGGTGCTGACCCGCGCAACGATGTTGAAACCGGCCGGATCGTCCTCAAAGGGAACAGCCCTCTCATCCCTTTGTTCATGGACTGCAAAAAGACGATGGTCGGTGTCATCGTCGAGACAGCCGGTTTGCGGTATGCGTTCTACACGAAGAACCACACCTACGAGTACCGCGACAGCGCATGGACCGGCACCGCTGAACTGCGCGGTATCCGCGACATCCTCAATTACTACGTGATTTGGCCGTCGTGGTGGCTGCCGATTCAGGCACAGCCGTTCTCGCACGCGATCTTCGTGTGGGCGCTGCAAACCGTCGTGGAGAACATGGTCGCAGAATGCGCTCTGCGGTTGCAGTCCGGGTGGCTGGAGTTCATCAACAACGGCCTGTCGTTAAACCCGGATATCCGGGCATGGTTCGGCACCGTTCTGCAAGCCCTGTCGCGGGACGGGCTGTCGGTCCAGGCGTTCACCCGCATGCTGCGAACCCCGGTGTATGTGTCACGCACCAATCCACTGCTGGACACGTCGCCGATGGTGGCTCGCACAGTGCGGATGGAAACCGTTCAGGCCGTCATCAAGGACGTTACCCAGTCGTACGGTGTGGATACCCGCATGGATTTGTGGCTTCCAGGTGATCCGCAGCCTGACAGGTGGGCGAACCTGGACCAGCCTACCTACGTGTTTTCCACAGTGGACCGGTCGCAGATCACTGGTCCGACGAAAACCGTGCTCGATTCGGTGCTGCGCACCACGATTGACCTTGGCGGGTCGCTGGGGGACATCTTCAAACCTGTCATCAAGCAGGTTCCCGGCATGGACGGCGTGTTTTATGCGCCCGCGTTGGGTGTGGATTTCGAGCAGCCATACGCCTATTTCGTGGCCCCCGAGCCGGGTGAGGACACCGGCATCGATGCGTGCACGATCACTGACCACACACCTGAGGGTTGGCAGCACATTATTGGTGGCCGTAGCCCAAAGTGGTTGAACGACTTGATGAATGCCACCTTCGCATGGCTGATCGACTCGCTGATGATCGTTGTTGGATTCACCGGCATACCGTCCGATCTGCTGTCGGGGTTCCTGAACAACAGCTTCCTGGCTTTCCAGTTGATTCAGCATTACGACCGCCGTGACGAAGTTGGCCCGTACCATCCGGCGATCGAGCGGTTCTATCCGACAGCATCAGCGCCGTACAACATCGAAACGGTGTTCGCATTCATCAACGCCTTGTTTGATTCGCAGGGCAAGACGACGGCGACGGTGCAGTTCCGCAACGGTGCCCAGTATGCGTTGGGTCGGGACGTTTTTCGCGGCGGCCTGATGTCGCTGGTGTTTATGTCACGTACCCGAATGGTGACTGACTACATCGAAAACGTCATGTGGCGGGTTTCCCCGGATGAGCGGAAGGTGATCGCGCAGTTGGGGGATGGACGCAAGTCGGAGGCCCCGTTGGCGAAGCATCAGCGGTTCATCACGGGGATTTTTGAAACGTTGTCGGTCCTCACGCTGTCACCTCAGGGATAAGCAGCGGTCGTCCTTTCTTTCTGTAACTCGCCCAATGTGAATGGAGCGTGCCTTATGTCGTGGCCTTTGAATCCTGCTGGGACTCACTATTTGTTTGAGGGGATCGTGGAGATTCCTGTCGATCCTACGGCGGGTGCGGCGATCCTCCAGTTGCGTCCGCAGGGCGGTATCGGTGTTGGTGTGCCCGCGATTGAGAAGGGCGATCCGGGTGTGCCGGCCACGTTCGATGCGACGGTGAATCTGACGGAGCTGGACCCGAACGATCCAACCCCGGCGGAGGCGTCGTTCACTGAGATCACGCCACCTGGAACATCCACGCCGGGTGTGTACCGGTTGAACCTTGCGCTGCACGCCGGCGCGAAGGGCACTGATGGTGAGGCGGTGTGGGATCCGACAGATGTTGATCCTTCCCCGGTTTCGGGTCAGGTGCCGGTGGTGAATTCGACTGCTGATGGGTTTGTGTTGGCGGCGCAGCGTGTGGGCGATCGGTATATTCCGGCGTCGATCAACAACACTGCATCGGGTAACGCGAACTCGACTCTGGCGCAGGTGTCGATTCCGGCGCAGCCGTTTGATTGGCGGCCGCGTGTGCAGGGGTACACGGTGGTCACCGGTGAGGGTGCGGATGTTCGGGTTGATTTGGTGGCCCGTTTGAACGGTGAGACTGGCGGGAATGTGATCGGCCGGTGTCCTGGTGTGGCGCAATCGGAGCGGCTGATGCTTGCTTCGGGTCCGGCGGCGGGTTCGTCTGATGGGTTTGATCGGGTGGCGGCCGGCACACCGGCGACGATCTATTTCCGGTGTGAGCGTCGGGCGGGGTCGGTGACGTACACGACTTCTGCTTCCACGTCGATGTTTTCGGTTGAGGTTATGCCGCTGTCATGACGTCTTCGTTTGATCCGTTGCCGGAGTGGGCTCATGCGGTGCCGTCTGAGCCGGGTATTCATCCGGAGCAGTCGGTGTTGCAGTGGCAGCGTCCGTTCACTGTTCAGCAGCTGCTTGAGATTGGTGAGCAGTTCATTGAGCAGTTTTTGGCGTGGGTGGTGCGCGCGGTTGTCGGCGTGTTCGTTCCGGGTGAGGCGTCGTTCGACCAGTTGCGTGATTGGGCGTTGAACATCCCGATTCTCGGGGACATCATTGAGGCGATTACTGGCCTGGTGGGTGGTGGGATTGAGGAGCTGACGCAGTTCTTCGGTAACATCCGCAACTTTTTCCAGTCGATCAACTTCAACGATCCGAGTTTCAACCCGCTTCAGGCTGCGGCGCAGTTGGTGAACATCATCCTTGCGCCGCTGCGCAATTTGCTGCCCAGTTTGTTGACGATTCTGCCGATCGGTGGCATATCAAACCAAGCACCGAACATTCTTCCTGCCCCGAAGTTTCCTGAGGGGTCGGTGGGGGATAACGCGGATTGGGTTGTGGACCCGTCGCATTCTCGCAGCGGGGATGGTACTGGCGCGGCGAAAGTTATTGCCGATGGCACGTTGAAGGCGCTGCGGTCGGGGCAGAATGTTGGCGATTTCTTCGCGGTGAGCGAAGGGCAGACAATCACTGCCCGGGTGTTCGTGTCTCACGACGATTATGTGGGTACGGGCGCGCCGATTCGGTTGCAGCTGGTGCCGTACATCGACGGCGTTGCACAGGCCCCTGTGGATTTGAACGCGTACGCCCCCCAGGACGCGAACCTGGCGTGGCCAGGTAAGGAGTTGTCCGGGGAGTATCGGGTGCCAGCTGGGGTGACTGGTGTGCAAACCCGGTTCGTGGTGACCGAAGACGCCGCTGCGGGCACGTTCTGGTGGGATGACGCCGAGGTCAAGCAGACCGGCGTTATTCAGCAGTCGTGGGTCGAGGGTCTTCCGGAGATTCTGCAAACCTTGTTGGCCCGGGTGCAGTTGACGATCGACACGGTGGTGTCGGCGATCCGCGGCGGCGTGCAGACCGTTGAGAACACGCTGGAGGATTTGTTCGACGCTTTGCGCAACATCTCCCCGGAGTCAATCGCGGGCATGCTCGGCCCGGAGAACCTGCGGGAAACCATCGAGAACATCGTCAACAGCATTGTCGGTGGCCTGGTGGGCCTTCCGGGCATTGGTGCGGGCATCGCCGACCTGTTCAACGTGTTGCAGGAGATCGCCTCGCGCGCCAGCTTGGGGTTGTTCTCGTGGGACATCCTCGGCATCAGAACCAACAAGCCCGTCGATAGTGGTTTGTTGCCGTCGGAGCGGTCCAACTTCCCGCTGTCGAACGTCACGACGTGGCTGGAGGCCACGCAGAGCAACTCGCTCATCGGTGTTGACCTGATTGAAGAGTCGATGCCGCTGGGCGTGGTGTCGTGGATCGGCTACGGCCTTTCAGGGATCACCGAGTTCTACGTCAACATCTGGAAGGTCGACTTGGCGTCGGGCGACTGGACGCTGGTGCACCATTCCCCGAACATCGTGGGGCTTTTGGGCGGCACGGCCGCCCCCGGGGAGTTCATCTCCTACGAGCTGGATGACCCGGTTCCCGTGGTGGCGTCTGAGGCGTACGCCTATGAGCTTGTCCCGGTGGGCGGTACGCATTATGTGCGTGGCCGCGTGGCGGACTTGCCGAATCATCCGACGTCGCAGATTGTGTCGCTGGCGGCCACCAGAAACAACACGTCGCCGGATAGCCCGCCGTCGTCGATTGCGAAGGCGTCGGTGACCCGCTCGGGCGATGTGCCGTGGGTGAGCATCGCCGTGGATACAGGTTCCGGCGGCGACCATCACGATCCGTTGAAGGTCTACCTTGGCACCGCGGCCACGGTGTTCCCGGTTCCGAACTGGGTGAACTACATCGACCCAGTTGCGGTGGGCGCCGGTGGTGGTGGTGCACAAGGCTGGGCCTTGGGTATCAACGGTCAGGCCGGTCAGCCCGGGAAGTTCAACGCCACCACATGGGTGCGCGGTGAGCATTTCGGCGACAACGCCATCATCACCCTCGACCCGGGCGCTGGCGGCGTGGGCGGTCCTGGTGACGGCGCGGCCGGCGGTAACACCACGTTGTCTATCTCAACCCCCGGGGGTGACACGTATTCCGTTGTCGCCGAAGGTGGCGCGGCGGGCACTGCCGAAGGGTTTCTGTCGAAACCCGTTGGCCGAGGCCCGGGTACGTTCACATTCAACGGGCAGGACTATGTGGGCGGTGGCGACCAGAAGGTCATGGGCGGCCACGGCGCGCCCGCTGGTGGCGCCGGTAACGGCGGTAAGGGCTCGTTGGCGGCCTTCCAGTCCGGCGGCAATGGAGCGCCGGGTGGTGGCTGGGTGTTCTTCCGGCCCGACCCGCTGCCTGACCCTGACCCGGATCTGACGCCCCCGACGCCCCCCACGTTGGTGGAGCTGGTCGATTCAACTTTCAGCACTATCACGATCACCTGGTCTGGAGCAACAGACGTATGACAATCAAAGGGTATTTCGTTTACGCGAAAGAAAAGGACGCTTCAGGCGATTTCGTTCAGTTGAATCCCGACCCGGTGTTGCCGCCGTATGGGACGAACGGTTTGAAGTCGAACACCACGTACGAGTTTTATGTGAAGACGGTGGACAACGCTGGCTGGTTGTCGGACCCGTCGGATACCTACGAGTTCACCACTCCCGCGCACACTGCGGGTGATTTGTTGTCGCCGGAGGACCAGGCGATGGTGGATTTGATTGTGGAGGAGTCCCGCGCGGAGACCGGCCAGCCGGGAGTGATGTTGCAGATCACCGGTCCGCGCGGGAACTATGCGAAGGCGTATGGCACCACCGTGGGCGGCACGGTTCGCCCGTTGACGTTGGATGACCACTTCCGCATGGGTTCCTCCACGAAGATGTTCACCGCGATTGCGTTTTTCCAGGCCGTCGACAAAGGCCTCATCACGCTGGATGACACTCTGGAGCAGTACGTTCCGGGCATCCCGAACGGTACCGCGATCACGATGGGGCACATGCTGTCCATGCGGTCGGGTATCGCGGAGTATACGGCGGGTATCAACGCGCTCTGGATCACGCTGTTTCCGACGTGGCCATGGACGGGCGCGAAGGACTTCCTGGGCTCTATGAAAGGGCCGTCAAATTTCTATCCCGGCACCGACTACCTGTATACGAACTCCAACTTTGCGCTGATCGGGATGGTTCTAGAGATTGTTGACCCGGCCCATCGGCCGATCAAGCAGATCTTCAAAGAAGACATCATAGACCCTCTTGGGCTTACGGAAACGTCATGGCCGCCGATCGGTCCAGTTCCACCCCCAGCGTCGATCGCTGACACGTTCAACCCGAACTTCCTCGACGCTGCCGGCGCGCTGGCGACGAACATCAACGACTACACGAAGTTCGCGGAGGCATTGCGGGACAACGCGATGGGCCTGTCGCCCGAGTCGTATGACGCGTGGCTGTCAACATTCTGGAAGCATCCCACGGGGTGGGACCCGTACGCGAACGGGTTCTACATTCCTTCCGAGTACTACTACGGGTACGGGATAGAGTCGTTCGGAACGTGGTTCGGGCATCCGGGACTTTTTTCGGGTGGCTGGTCGTCCACGATTTTCTTTGAGCGGGACTCGGGTGCGACATTCACGCTGCACGAGAACTCGAATACCTCCAACCCCCCGGCCGCGGGCTATACCCGCATTTGGGTGCGGGTGGCGGAGTATCTGTACCCCGGAACGATTACGAATGACCAAAACTGGCCGGTGCCGCCGGAGCCGGTGGATGTTGGGTTTGATGCCGTGTCGGGGGCTGGGGCTGGTGTCGGTAGCGCCACTGTGAACTTCAAGGCCTCCGAGGGGGCTACGGTGTTCGCGGTGGTGGCGTGGGACCGCGCGGGCTCAGCCCCGTCGGCCACGTATGGCGGCGCCGGCGGTGTACTTCTCGGGTCCGTTTCGCACAATGGCGATCCGGCGAATGGGGGCCTGGCGATTTTCCGCATGGAGAACGCAGGCTCCGGCGTTGCTCGCCAGATGAAGGCCACCGGCCCGGGCTGGGTGAGTGCGTATGCCATTTCGTTCAATGATGTTGTGTCGGTGGGCGCGCCGACGTTCGCGCACGGTAACGGTACTGCGCACAGCCAGTCGGTGACGGTACCGAGCGGGGTGACGCTGCAGGCGTTCTCGGCCGGGGCCGGGGGGGTGTCGTCGTCCAAGCTGACAACGATTCTGGGGGCGCGCTTGCGCGCGGAGCAGTCGGGGATCGCCCCGCCCCTGTGTGTCAACACAACCACGAGGACGGGGACGGTGAGCGCTACATCGGCGCAGCCGAACAGGTGGGCTGGCATGGCGGTGAACTTGCAGATTGGGGGATGAGCGTGGCTGTTGGCTGGTGGGCTGAGTCCCACGTCTCATTCGGCGTCACCATCACTCCCGAGGTGGGATTCCGCTACGGCGGTCCGAAACAAGAGTTCGGCGTCACCCTCACCCCCGAGATCGGCATGTCCGCTGTGGCGCACAACCGTGCGAGTTTCGGTTTGTCGGTGCCGGTCTCGCTGGGAATGGCTGCGGCCAGCCACAGCAAGGCGTCGTTCGGTCTGGTGTTCGCGCCATATATCGCGATGCGTGGTCCGGCCGCGTTCGAGCCGGTGTTTCCGTCCGAGGATTTGTATCCGTCGGTGTCGCTGTTCCCGACGCCGCGCGCGCAGTCTCCCGGTTTCGGGTTGTCGTTCACGCCGAGCCTGGGGTTCGAGGCCGCGCCGAAGTTTGCGCGGTCGTTCGGTATCGAACTGGACCCGCAGGTCGGCATGGGTACCGCACTCGGGTTCACGAAGGGCTTCGGGCTCGAACTGTCCCCACGGGTTGGAATGTCCGGCGCGGAGCGGTATTACCGCGAGTTCGAGCTGACGTTGACCCCGGAAATCGGTATGGACGCCGTGGGTAATGACGGTGTTGACCCGGTGGCGTTCGACGCGGTAACCATGTCCCAGCAAGCGACGTCGACGTTCTCGTTCAACCACACGGCCACCGCCGGAGCGTCGGTACTGGTGTCACTGGTTGTACAGGGCAGCGACACGATCGCTTCTGTCACCTACGACGGATCAGCGATGACACTTATCGGCAGCCAGGCCCTAAACAATAACCCTAGCCAAGGTTCTCAACACTTGTACGTCATTCATGGCGTTGCTGGCGGGTCCAAGCAGGTGACGGTCAACAAGCCCACCGGCTTCGGGTGGGTGGGCGCTGTCGCGGCCTCGTACCTGAACGCGACCACCACCGGCACCGTGCAGAAGTCATACGGAAACAGTGGTTCGGCAAGCCTGTCGGCGTCCGCGCCTGGAGACGGTGGCCGGGTAGTCGTTTCGTTCGCCAACATGGGGAACCGGACGTTTACACCCTCTGGCGGAACGAACCGATTCTCGGGTTCGGGCCTGTTCCCGATCCTGACCATCAGCGACGCGACGACGGCCACGAACTTCACGGCGACAAGCTCGTCGGGCACATGGGCCGCCATGGCGGTCCCGCTCAATCCCGTATAACCCGAAAGGAAACAATCATGGGCATTCCCAACGCAACTCACAAAGCAGCGTCGGACGCCATCGCCGGTCTCGGTGACTGGATCAGTGTGCATACCGGAGATGCTGGCACCACAGGGGCGAATGAAGCCACGGGTGGTGGATATGCGCGGGAGCAGACGTCGTGGACGTCGGGCTCCACGGGCACCAACACCGGCGACGAGGTTGAAATCTTCGTGGCGGCAGGCACCTACGTGGAGGGCGGCATCTGGTCGGCCAGCTCGTCGGGCACGTTCGTCGGTTCGGAAGCTTTCGACGACGGTGACGTGGAGGTGTCCGGTTCGGGGGCGAGCATCTCCGTGACGCCCCGCGTAGTCGCCTGAAATCCTGGATAGGGGAACTGTTTTGAACATCAAAACTGATCATCAGATCGTCGCGTTCGGCAACGACATGATGGGCTTGTTTGACCGTGACGGCACGCTGATTGTGCAGGCCGCCCGCGTGGTCGGCGGGTGGGAGGTCACCGCCGAGGGGCGGCCCCCGGCGACCGTGTTGGATCGGTCTTCGGCGATCACCGAAATGATCAACACCGCCCTCGCGGTGCTTCCGGGTGACGGTTATTCGTGCCTGGTGCCGAGGGGTTTACGGGCGCAACCCTAGGAGGGGTTTGGTATGGCTTATTCGAAGCAGTCGTGGGAGAACGTTCCCTCAACGAACACCCCGTTGTCGGCGGACCGTCTCAACCACATCGAGGACGGTATCGAAGGGGCGCATGAGGGGCTGGACGATAAGGCCGACCTCGCCCACGACCACGTTTTGGCCGATGTTACCGACGTCACCTCTACTGGCGCGGCCATTGCTGGCGCGGCGGATAACGATGCAGCACTGGAGGCTTTGCAGCCGGAGTTGGACAACAAGATCCACGAGATCGTCGACTACTACGCGACCAACGAGTTGGATGTTCAGGTGGATGCTTCCGATGTGGTGTCGGGCACGCTGAGCATTAATCGCATCCCCGTGGGTAGTAGTGGCTCCACAGTGTGTGTTGGTAATGATTCGCGCCTGTCGGACCAGCGGACACCCTTGGACAACTCGGTGACCCTGGCCAAGATTCAGGACGGTGCGATCACCAACGCGAAGATCAATACCGGCGCGGCGATTGCGAAATCGAAGCTGGCTTCGGATGTGCAAACCTCACTGGGTAAAGCGGATTCGTCGGTGCAGAAATCCGGCAGCGCGTCCGGGATGTGGATGGGCACCACCCTTCCTGGTACCGGCACGGCGGGTGTGTTGTACGTGGTGGTGCCGTGAAAGTTTGGAACGGCACGGCGTTCGTCGACCCCACTGCGTTCAAGGTGTGGAACGGTACTGCGTTCGTCAATCCGGAGCTGTACACGTGGAACGGGACCGGTTTTCAGAAGCTGTGGCCCACGTTCACCCCGTTCAGCATCTCCAGCGAAGACCCCGGCTACGAGGACCTGATCGATGAGCCGGTGCCTGAGGGCGCTTCCGGCTGCTGGGTGACCCTGGTCGGCGGCGGTGGCGGAGGCGGTGCGGGCTACCAGAGTTTCGATGATACCTACCGCCGCGGCGGCGGCGGCGGAGCGGGTGGGGCAAAGATTCCCCGCGTGTGGGTACCCCGCGAGGCTATGGGCTCCTCCTACAGCGTCGTCTTAGGACTCGGCGGGGCGTATACCGGTGGAGGCTCGACAGGATTTGGCGGCACCGACGGGGGATCGTCCTCGTTCTTGTCCGGATCTGTGTCGCTGATCGCAGGAGGAGGGGCGCGCGGCGCGGTCGCGCTGTCCGGTAGCAGTACGCAGGTGTCCGGGGGCGCTGGAAGCCTGACGAGCGTCGTCTCCGGGGTTGCCGGGGCCGTCGTTATCCCCGGCGCGCCCGGGGGTAAGGGGGCCGCGTCGTCAGGCTCTGCGGAAGATGGCGGAGATAACCCGAGCGGTGCAGGTGCGGGCGGCGGCGGAGGCGGCCGGGTTTCGGACTCTAATAGCCAGACTCCCGGGGGCAGAGGAGGTAACTCCGCGGTCGGTACCGGAGGGGAGCGGGGCGGTGCCGGGGCCAACGGGTCCAGCGCCGCCGACCAAACCGGCGGTAACCCAGGCGCTGGAGGAGGCGGTGGCGGTGGCAACAACAGCGGGTCCACAACCACCGGTCACGGCGGTAACGGAGGTAAATACGGCGGAGGCGGTGGCGGAAGTGGCGGTCATAGGACTAATGCTCGTCGCTACGGCGGAGCGGGCGGTGACGGATACGTCCTGATCGAGTGGGAATAACCCCGCTAACGGTTCGGGTCACCAGCAGCGCGGAGTTGATACACACGCTGCTTGGAAAGCTTCAGGGCGCGGCCAATGTCATGCCACGTGATGCCGTGGACAGTCATCGCCTCGTAGACGAGGGCAGCCAGTTCGGCATCAAGCTCGGCGATAGTCGCTGCGCGTTTCTGCCGGTTGGCGATCATACGGTCGATGATTGTCACATCTAGAAGTGTATCTCAAAGAAACACTTGTGCACGTGGTCAAACGCGGTTAGACTCGCGTTCATCAACTTGAGACACCGCCCGGCGGGGCGATAGGCCTGAGAAACCAACCCCGCCGGACGGCCCACCCCCAACAGGAGGCCCACCAATGCTACGCACCACCACCGCGACTGTCTTCGCAATCGCCGCACTCGCACTCGGAATACCCGCAGTCGCTGATGCCGCACCCGCCCACTGCGCGAATCACGGCACCGGCCACGGGCAGATCTACAAGCACGCATGCGCCACCGGCAGCGGCGGCGCAGGAGCCGACTGGACATACGCCACCCACGCCGACGGCACACCCAAGATGGACGGCACCAAACACATCTACAAGTGCGTGCGCCACTGCGGCGGCGGCCGCCACCACGTCGAAACCACCGACACCTGGTGACCCGCCATGAAGATCCACGTTCAATCCCGCGGCCCCGCCGGCTGGAACGCAACAGTCCTCTTCACCACAGGAACCGTCCTGACTGTCGCTGACGACCAAGGTCGCAGGCACCTGATCGACACGTCCCGCGTCACGGTCAGGAGGCTGCCGTGACCAAGCCCCTGCCAAGCAGGTGCACTGTGAAACGCATAGCCGGGGCTCTCGGAACCGGACTCCTCGGAGGCATCGCACTCACCAGTGTCCTGTCCTGGATGTTCGCCACAGGCAACCCCGCCATCGACTTCTTCATCGAACGCGACACCCTGTTCTACTTCTAAACCCACCCCAGAAAAAGCCCCGCCACCCACTTGGGTGCGCGGGGTTTTTCTATGCCCGAAAGGAACCCCGACATGGACCGTCTCGGAATCATCCTGCTCAAATTGCTCGGACCACTCGCCGACAGGATCGCTGACCGAATCGCCGACAGGATCACCGAGAACCTGCCCGATCTGTCCGATTTGGATGATCAGATCGTCGCGAAACTCCCCGACCTGACCAACCTGCCAGCGCAAGTCATGGACATCATCGACGGCGCGCTGCGCTCCATCCCCGTTCTCGGCGGAATCCTCGGGAGCAAACGGTGAGCTTCACCTGGTTCGCCGACAAGCCGCTACGCACCCGCGAACAGGTCGCCCGCGAAGTCCACGCCGTCTCCCAAGCCCGTGGCCTCGATGAACTCGCCACTGTCATTGCCCTGATGACCATCTCCACCGAGGTCGGTACCGGAACTGGCGACAACCGCAAGTGGTGGTGCCCCGCCAACGACCGCGTCCCCGCCACCAAGAACTACCCGCACGACTCCCGCAGCGACGACAACCGGTCCTCGGGCTACTTCCAGCAGCAGCCCGGACCCAACGGCGAACCCTGGTGGGGGACACCCGAGAACATGATGACCCTGCCCCAGGCCGCGAACACGTTCCTCACACGCCTGGCCGACGACTATGGGCGTGCCGCGAACAACCCAAGGTTGGCCGGCGAGTTCGCGCAACGTGTCCAGCAGTCCGCATTCCCTGACCGGTACGCCGAGAAGTGGGATGAGGCGTGGACGGTGCTGCGGCGCGCACTCGGAACTCAACCGCAACCCCCGAAGGAGACCCCTGTGGCTTGGACTGGCGACCCTGTTTGGCTCGAAGAAGTCTTGCGCCCCGCACTGGGGGACCGGTTGAAAACGCTGCCTGGGTGGCAGAACTCCGGTCATGGCGACTTCAAAGACATTCGCGGTGTCATGGTGCACCACACCGGCAACTCCCGCGAATCCGCCGAGTCGATCCGCAAGGGCCGCCCCGATCTCGCTGGCCCACTGTCAAACCTGCACATCGCACCGGACGGCACGGTGACCATCGTCGCTGTCGGGGTGTGCTGGCATGCCGGTCGCGGTTCGTATCCGTGGCTGCCGACGGACAACGCGAACTGGCACATGATCGGCATCGAATGCGCCTGGCCGACAGTGACGAACGGCAAGTACGACCCGGCTGAGCGGTGGCCTGACGCGCAGATCATCTCCATGCGCGACACCTGCGCCGCACTCGCTACCAAGCTCGGCCACCCCGCGACCCGAGTCATCGGACACAAGGAGTACGCCGGTGCTGCCCAAGGGAAGTGGGATCCGGGGAACATCGACATGCCGTGGTTCCGCGGCGAGGTCGCGAAGGCGATGCGCGGCGAGTTCAACCAGCCCGCACCCGAACAGCCCGGCCCGGTCCTGACTCCCGACTACGCGAAGGAGACGTGGGACCAACTGCGGATCCTGTGGCCGCAGCTCGGCGGCCGCACGCTGGTCGACGCGGTCGGCGCGATCGGCGAAAAGCTCGGTGTTGAAGGCTGCTACGACACCAAGGCGGTACAGAAATGAGCGCAGACCCGAAGTGGCTCGAACAGCTTGGCCGATCTGACTGGCAGCAGGACGAGTGTAAGCATTGCGGTCTCGAAATCCGCAGCAGTGATGGCCGAAACTGGTCACATGCCGAAGGCCCACAGCGTGGCCTAAACCGATGCGCCGTCAACCCTTACGGCTATGACGCGGCACCGGCGAGTCAGGCGTGCTCATTCGCCTGCCTCGGATCCGTGACAGGCATCGAGAAAGTAGAGCAGTCATGAGGATCAACGATGTCTATGTAGGTCTCGGTGAAGGTGACCGCAGCCCCGTCGTCGTCGAACTGAAAGCTCTGCTCAAGCGCAAGTTCACCCCGGCCCGAAACACCCTCGACGATGGTGACCTGTTCACCCCGGAACTCACCGCCGAAGTCATCCGAATCCAACAGATCTACACCCGCGAAGGGAAACCGGGGGCGCCGCACTACATCCCCGGCGTGGTGAACCTGGAGTTCAAGTACGACGTTGGGCTCCTGAAGAGGCCGGATCCGGTGAAGCCGATCATCTTCACGCAGGAGGGGCACCAGTCGAACATGTTCTTCGGGCCGTGCGCATCGACAGCGAGCCAGCTTGAACAGCAGGGCGTGTGCCACTGGAAGCCGATCGGCGATTGGAACACCGCGGCGCTGCCGTTCGACAAGAGCGGCATCGACGCGTGGGTACGGCAGCTGTCGCGCCACGAGATCGAGGGCCCACCGGTGGATCCGAACAACCCGAACGGCCCCAAGATCATGTGGCCGTTCCCACCGGGCACGCCGTGGGGCGGCATCGGGTTCAGCCGCGGCGCCAAGGACTTCTGCGACTTCATGACTCGGCACGTCATCCCCGTGAACGCGCCGCTGCACTACCGGCTGGCCGACTTCCGCCGCGGCCTGGCGTTCGGCAACCCGCGCCGCGCGAAGGATGCGATCTGCTCGTGGGCGCAGTCGCCGCCCGACCCGGGCACCCACGGCATCATGGACCGGCTGTTCGACGCGCGCGCCCTGGGTATCGCCGACCGGTGGGCCGAGAACGCCAACGACGAAGACATGTTCGCCGAGGTCGGCGACGACGCGGCCGGGAAGAACCAGACCGCGATCGCCCGGATCATCACGGAGAACTCGTGGATCGGCGGCCCGACCGCGTTGTTCTCGCGGGTGCTCACCCTGTTCGGAAACCCGGTCGGTGAGGGCTTCGGCATCGTCAAGGCGATCTTCGACGCCGTCATGTTCCTCGCCGCCAACCCCAATCCGCACTACTCGACGTTCGCCACACCGGGCGACGTGGAGTGGATGCGCGGCGTCGCGACCTGACCCCGCGCTGTCCGACAACCCAACCATCAGAGGGGAAATGCAAGCCATGTTGACACGTTCGTTTTGGATCGACGCCGCCGAACGCGCGGCCCGCACATTCGCCCAAACCGCAATCGCCACACTCGGAGCCGGGGCAGTAGATCTGATGTCCACCGATTGGGTGTCGGTGCTGTCGGTGTCTGGTGGCGCGGCTGTGGTGTCGCTACTGATGTCGATCGCCGCGGAACGTCGCGGTAACCCCGGTACGGCGTCGGCCACTAGAGCGGTCACTGCCGCATGATCTGGGAATCGGTACGCGAAGCGATAGACGCCGCATACCAGCCAGACGACGGTATCGACCTGATAGGACTGCTCATCATCGGTTTACCTTCCACTATCGCAGCGATCGGCACAGGAATTGTTGGTGTGCTCACCGTGCGAGGCCAACGCAAAGGCCGGGAGCGCGCACGCCAGATCGACGCGAAAACCGATGAGATTCACGAGCAGACCGTCAACACCCATGACACCAACATGCGTGACGACCTCGACGAGATACGCGATCTGGTGCGCGACGGCTTCAAACAGATCCAACGGGACATTAGCGGACTGCGGGAGGAGCTGCGAACCGAACGACTGGAACGAATCGAAGGCGACAAACGCCGCGACCGGTAACCACCAGGAAAGAAGGGCGCACGAATGTCACTACTGGCCGATCTCGCGGGCCTGCAACCCCGCACATGCCCCGCATGCGACTGGGCGGGCGCCCGGTCGAAACAGGAACGCGCAGAGATAAACACGGCGGTGGAGTCCGCCAAACGCGGCGAGGTTCAGTTCACCGACGTATTGCGGGTCCTCATCAAACACGGCATGCCCGACATGAATCCGCAATCGTGGCGGCACCACGCAAGGAACCATCATGTCCCTGACTAGCGACCTACGTCAGGTCCGCATATCCGAGGGTGTGCGCAACAAAATTCTGATCCTCGACGTCGAACGGCTCCCCGGCATCACCGAACAATACTGGTGGGACAGGGGCGACCTGAAGAACCGGTATGTGCAGTACGAGACGGTGACCCGCATGCCGCGCACCACGATCGTGTGCGCCAAGTGGTACCACGACGCGGAGGTCATTCAACTCGCGGAATGGGACCGTGGTGGCCGCAAACGGTTCCTGCGGCGCGTGCACAGTCTGCTGGCGCAGGCTGACATTGTTGTTGGGCACTACATCGACGAGGCGGATGTGCCGTGGCTGAAAGGCGACCTGCACATCGAGGCTGGGTTGCCGCCGCTGCCGCCGTTCAAGACGGTGGATACGCTGAAGGTGTTGCGTCGTGAGTTCAAATCCGGGGCGCCGTTCAAAGGGTTGGATGCGTTCTGCCAGATCGTCGGGCTGCCCGCGAAAACTGATCGCTATGACCGGTTCTCGATGGAACGCGCCGTGACGGAGAAGAGCACTGTGGACCGGGAACGTCTCATCGCCTACTGCGCCGGCGACGTCATTGCCACACAGGGGTTGTACGACTTCCTGAGGCCGCACATCAAGAATCATCCGGCGCTGTTTGTGGACGGCGAGGACAAGCTGACGGTGTGTAACCGGTGTGGCAGTGAAACTGTGTTGATTCCGCGCCGGTATGTGGCGAACGTGCTGACCTACACGATGCGCCGCTGCACCAGCTGCGGCGCGCATTCGCGGCTGTCCATCGAACCGGAACGCATGAGCGTCGTGCGGGGGGTTTGAACGTGAACATTCGTGTGTGTACGTTCCTCGATCACGGTGTGACGGTGGGATTTCTGTGGGACGCGGTCAAGGCATGGGTGGTGCGTCGTGATGTCCGCTGATCCCGTGCGCGGCGCGATCCAGGCCAGCCTGGACGCGATGGGCGATGGTTGGCAGGTGGCCCACTATGTGGTGGTCGTCGGGTTGGAACGTATCGACGGTGACCGCATGGACTTGGGTGCTACGACTGTGATCACACCTATAGGTCAGGCGGGGTATGTCACCGATGGTTTGGTGAACCGTTATTGGGATGAGTCGTCTGGTGAGTGATCCGCAGTTGGAGTTGTGGCGGTCGGTGTGGCTGGCGGTCGTGGCGGGGATGATCGTCGCGCTGCTGGTTTACGTCCTGGCTTAATCTTCGGATTGTGAAGGCAGCCGCCCCCTTGCACACTCTCCGGTGCAAGGGGGCGGCTTTCTTCATGTCTATTCAGGGGACCGTGTTGTCCGTGTTGTCACTGACAACACGGCTCCAGGTTTTCCCAGGTCGCTACAGGTCTAAAAAGGTCGGAACAGAACCACACGGGTGTTTTTTCGCAGGTAAACGCCCATTTCCCCACGATACGAAGGGGTTCGAATCCCCTTAGCTCCACCCAAAACCGCAGGTCAGCGAATCGCCCAGAATCTGACAGCACCGATGACATCACAACGGATAGAATCCGGGTATGGCATCAGTGCGTGAACGGGTCCGCAAAGACGGAACCACCGCCTACCTGGTCTCCTACCGGTTCGGCGGCAGAGGAAGCGCACAAGGCGCACTCACCTTCGACAATCGCAAAGCAGCAGACGCCTTCGCCGCCGCCGTCGACGCCCACGGTGCTGCACGCGCCCTGGAGATGCACGGCATCAACCCCGCACCGCGAGGAACCAAGTCCGAGCTGACCGTCGCCGAATGGATCCGGCACCACATCGACCACCTCACCGGCGTCGAGCAGTACACGATCGACAAATACGAGCAGTACCTCGCCAACGACATCAAACCGAACCTCGGCGACATCCCCTTGTCGAAGCTCTCCGAAGAGGACATCGCCCGCTGGGTGAAGGTCATGGAAACCACCGGTGGCCGCGACGGCAACGGGCACGCCCCGAAGACTCTCCGCAACAAATACGGGTTCCTATCGGGGGCGTTGAACGCCGCCGTCCCCCGATACTTGTCCACCAACCCTGCGTCGGGCCGACGGCTTCCCCGTGGGGACGCTGAGGACGACGACGAGATCCGCATGCTCACCCACGCCGAGTTCGACCGGCTCCGCGACGCGGTGACACCTCACTGGAAGATGATGGTTCAGTTCATGGTGTCGACCGGTTTGCGGTGGGGTGAGGTATCGGCGCTGCAGCCTAAGCATGTGGATTTGGAGACGTCCACGATCAGGGTGCGGCAGGCGTGGAAGTACTCGTCTGCCGGGTATGTGTTGGGGCCGCCGAAGACGAAACGGTCCCGCCGCACGGTGGATGTGCCGGCCAGGCTGTTGGAGCGGCTGGACCTGTCGAACGAGTTTGTTTTCGTCAATACCGATGGTGGACCAGTCCGGTATCCGGGGTTTCTGCGCAGGGTGTGGAATCCGGCTGTGGAGAAGGCTGGTCTGGTGCCGCGGCCGACTCCGCACGATCTGCGGCACACGTACGCGTCGTGGCAGCTAACGGGCGGGACACCTGTGACGATTGTGTCTCGCCAGCTGGGTCATGAGTCGATTCAGATCACGGTGGACACGTACACGGATGTGGATCGGACGAGTTCGCGGGTGGCGGCGGAGTTTATGGACGGATTGTTGGGGGACTTTTAAGACCCAGATGCGCCCTACCAGGGGTCTAGATCCTGGTAGGGCGCCTTTTTGTGTTTGCGGAACTTATCGGGAGTTCCGCAACTATCAACTCTGAGTTGATAGTTCGAGGATAGGTTGGACCATGTTTGTGGTGTTGAAATATGGTCCATATTTCCGGTACCATTTTGGTATGTCGAGCTACCGGGTTGAGATCGAGACCAGCGCCGCGAAGCAGATCCAACGGTTGCAGCGCTCCGAGCAGAAGCGCGTCATGATCGCGATCACCGCGCTTGCTGACGATCCCCGCCCGCACGGATGCACGAAGCTGTCCGGCACCACCGACGCGTACCGCATTCGCGTCGGCAACTTCCGCGTCGTCTACGTGATCGACGACGGACTTCACATCGTCAACGTCACCCGCGTTGGCCACCGCAGAGAGGTCTACAAGCGATGAGCGTTCTCGTCCCAATCAGCAAGGCCAAGGCCAAGTTGTCCGAACTCGTGCGCCAGAGCGAAGACACTGACGTTGTCCTGATGAACCACTCCACACCGGCCGCCGTGCTGATCTCGGTGGAGCGGTACGAATCCCTGCAAGAGGAACTCGAAGATCTGCGGGACCGGCTGAGTGTGCACGAGCGCAGCGGGGTCACCGTCTCGGTGGACAAGCTGATGGCCGAACTCGGGCTCAGCACCGACTAAAACACCGACCTCACTCGGTCATAGTCCAGGCTCCGCAGCCGCTTGTGCGGAACATGATGCGGTGGTCGCCGTTGATGGTGCCGGTCCACGACGACACCCCGTCGGGTTGGATGTTCGCGCGGACGGTGCCGGATGATGCTTCACCTTCGCGGAGTGTTTCGCCGCCGCGATACTCGGAGACGCTGACGATGGCCCAGGTGCAGCCGGGGGAGTCGGGTGGGATGGTGGCGGTGTAGGTGCCCCAGTCGTATCCGTCTGCGCCGCCCATGTTGTGGTAGCCGTCGCCGGGGATGGTCCGATACGGGTTCACGCGCGCTGTGGTGGTGGTTGACGTTGTGGCGGCTTGCGTTGTGGCGTCGTCGTCCTTGTCGCCACGGGCGGAGACGAGGGCGACAAGGACGAGGACGCCGAGCGCGGCGGCCATCACTTTTCCCAGCGAGACTGCGTTGGTGTTGTTGTTCATGGATGTGTGCGCTTTCTGTTGACCTCCTCCCCACGGCTAAAGCCGGGGGATTCACGGGCTGCATTTCGGTGAGGGGCTGGCAAACGTGACGCACTGTCGGTTATCTAATCGTAATATTCCCATTTGTGGGCTTCGTGTGTCGATCTTGGCAACGATCCGTTAGCGTCTACGCATCCGGTTGCGAGGGGTGGCCGGTGTTGTTCATTTCGGTAGGTGCAGCCCATGTTTGATGACGATCTCGACACTCTGCTGGCGCGGATTTTGAACGCGATGGATGAGTGCCCGCCAACAATGTGGTCGCTGGACCGGGCGCGCCTAGTCCTTGCGGCGTTGACGCGCCCGGACGCTCCTGGCGACGTGGGCGTGGATCGCAGGGCCTGTTTCGCTGGCCCTAGGCTGGCGCGGTTGCGGCGGTTCACCGGGCCTGGCGCCTAAGGCTTCCTCCTGGTCTTGATGCGTTTCGCGCGGTGTTCGCGTCGTCTGCGCAGTTTCCATGACATTTCGTACCTCCTGTAATCGTCGCCGGACTTCGGCGAGAAGTTCGTCATCTGAGTAGCGGCCTATCGCTGGCTCAGGCGGCGGCGGCGGAATATCTGACTGCTGAAATCCGGCTATCGCCAGGGCTTCGGTCACATCCCATTCGACGGCTCGGGCAGCGGCGGCCACGGTGGCTGCGGTTGTTCCGATTGGGATCAGTGTGCCTTTGTTGATCTGCCATCCCGTCTCCAACTGCTTCCACCGTCCTGCGCTGACGGCTGGTTTGTCGCCGCCTGGTGGCGTTGTGCGCCGCGATGCTTCGCGCTGAGATAGCCCAGCGCGTTCTCTGTGCCGCTTGAGTTCCGGCCCGAATGGCCAGTCCTCGCGGTGTTCCTTGTTCTCGTTCACGCCTACATGTTCGCGTGCAAACAGGTGCAAAGTCCACTGCTTGCACCGCACCGATTCTTTGCAGTTACGCGCATGTAACTTTCGAACATCGCAGGTCAATGCGTTGTTGGCGCGAACTCATCGCGAACTGTTGCGGTTTGCACTTGTTCGCAGTACAGTTGGCGGCATGGTCAAACAGTCCTACGGGGTGTGGCAGGAACTCCGGGTCATCCGTGAGCGCACAGGTTGGTCATCCGCCGAGCTGTCCCGCGAAAGCGGAGTTTCCGCCCCTTACCTCTCCCAGCTTGAGAACGGCGACCGATGGCCGAACGCCACCGTCACCAAGAAGCTCGCCGTCGCGCTCAAGGTTCCCGTCTCCGTATTAGAGCGGCCAGCCGAGCAGAAAAACCCCGCCGCATAAAAAAGCCCTCACCTGTGTGCAGCAGGTGAGGGCCAGAGACAACGAGGAGAAGCTCGAATGTCTGAACTCAATCGTATCAACCGAGGGGTCTGCCCGACTCCAGGGAAGAAGCAGTACCGGTCACAGGCCGAAGCGAATCGGTTCATCTTCTACTCGGATCCTCAGCGTCTGATCAAAAAGTCACACGGCGGCGTGACCGTCGGGCTAGGGAACTACGACGGAACTGACCTGGCCTACCTCAATGTTGCCGGTTACCGAAATGACGCCGATGTCCTTCTCGCCGCTGATGAACTCACGGACCTGATCGACCAGCTCACCATCATCCGAAACGCGATGAAGCCATGACTTTTCATTCGAGGCCGAGGCCGAAGGTGCAGCACTTCCCGAAACCAAAGAAACCACTGTTTGTGTCGAAACCGAAAGGGGGAGCGAGATGATCGAGGCGTACCCCGTGGAGCAGGTGGCAGACAAGTACCTGCCTCACATGAAGGACCGGGTTCGGTGGATGAAGCGCCGACTCAAGAAGGGCGAGATTCCGGGGAAGCAGCTGTCGCGGAGTGTGTGGGTGATGACGGACGCCCATATTGAGCAGTGGCTTTCGGGTGGCCCGTCTGTAGCCCATCAGGATCCGGTGGAACCGGTGTCGTTGGCTGATGGGTTGTCGGCGCGGTCGCGGCGGAGATTGGCGGCGTCATGACTTATACCGCGCGTCCGTCGGGGTTGTGGAAAGCGTTGGCGGAGTTAGACGCCAGGCAGATGAAGGAAGCGGCGGAGCTGGATGCGTTGCGTGAGGAAAACGCGCGGCTGTGGTGCCGGCTGCAGGAACTGGGGGAGACAGCGTGAGCGATCCAGCAGTAGAAGCTGCGACACGGGTTATGAAGCTGGTTTACGCATACCCGACGCCCAATAGAGACCTTGTTCTTGCTGCCCGCGAGGTGTTGAAGCCGATCCGCGAACTACACCACCCAATCGATGAGCACGGCGATTCTGTCGAAGAGTGCAGCGAGTGTAGACACCGTTGGCCCTGCGATACCGCCAAGCTGATCTACACGTCTGAGGAGCTTCAGTGAATCTTGTTGAGCGTTTGAATGCCAGGTTTAACAACGTGATTCATGACGGGCTCGCCTTGGTGGGTGCTGTGGTGGATCCGTGGCTGGCCAAGCTTGAGCGTCAGGCCATGAGCAATGCGTTGGGCCGGGATATCAGCATGGATTACGGGGATGTTCTTGTGGCTGTGGAGGCAGGCTCGCTGCGCAGCGCCTACATGACCCGCGAGAGAGATCAGGCAGACTTTTCAGGCCTGGTGCTCATGTCGGTAGTCGCCGCCCTGGACGGTAGCCCGTGGGTTACGAAAGGTCATTTACGGGAGCTGTCAAGCGAAGTAGCCGCCGTGGCGGTGGAAAGGATGTCCGAGACAGACTCCTTTTTCCTACCGGACGGAACTCTCTTTGAGAAGCGCGACAGCGACACCGCAGAATGCGAACTCCTCGCTGAGGACATCTGCGATGAGGCTGAGGAAGCCGAACTGCTCGACGAGTTCATGGAGTTGGGGGAGTTCCTGGATTCTGCGACCGCGGAAGAACTCGCCGCCATGAGGCAACAGCATGCGACGGCCGCCGAGTTGGAACGCCATCTGCGTTACTTCACGACCGTGCCCGGCGCGTCCGGGGTGAACCCCGGCGTTGTCGCCCAGTCACTGCTGGAGAACTACCGCATCACCCCGAGATAGATCAACCCATCCAAACAAAGAAAAGGAACTCCCAATGTCCATTGATCTCGACCGAATCACCCACCCTCTGCGCCTCGCGGAAGGCAGCCACCAACCCGGCTCCGGGAAAGCCTGCGCCATGAATGTGATCAGCTACATCAACGGTGACACCAAAATTACCGACTACCCTGAGTGCTCAGCGCGCCCACTGGCCGCCCTGGTGCAGATGTGCAACGACCAACTTGCTGGACCTGACGGGTTCCTATCACCCGAGAACAGTGTGCTGGTTCTCGACTTGGGTTGGAAGACAGTCGGCACTGCAGGTGTTTCGGATGCTGTCCACGCGTTGTGGATTGCCGACATGCTGGACTCCCCAGAGTGGGGCGCCGTCCGGTTCGCGGATGAGGTTGGTGCGGTGGCGATCCGCGAGATTGCGGATTTGCACCGTCAGGCGGCGGCGGGTCAGGTGCCGTTTGCGTGGGCCGCACGGAGCGCCGCATGGAGCGCCGCAGAGAGCGCCGCATGGAGCGCCGCACGGAGCGCCGCACGGAGCGCCGCACGGAGCGCCGCATGGAGCGCCGCAGAGAGCGGCGCAGAGAGCGGCGCATGGAGCGCCGCACGGAGCGCCGCACGGAGCGCCGCACGGTACGCCGCAGAGAGCGCCGCACGGAGCGCCGCACGGTACGCCGCAGAGAGCGCCGCACGGAGCGCCGCACGGAGCGCCGCATGGAGCGCCGCACTCATCGAGTTCACGCGGCAGTCGATTACCCGGTGGCGCGAACTCGCCGACCTCGACCCTGAAACCGAGATTGACGCAGCAGATATCAATTCCGCTCTGGCGCGGATCCACGGCTGACGCAGGCGGGCCGCCGCCCCATTGCGCGGGACGACGGCCCTAACACCGGAAACAACACAACCAAAGAAAGGACGCTTCCGATGCTAACCCCAGATTCTAAACCCGCATGGTGGGACCACCACCAAACCAACTGGTCCGACCTCCCCGTCACCACCAACCCACCCATGGCTGACCTCGACCTATTGAAGGAACTTGAGGACCTGGCGGAGTTGGTGTTGATCCACACGGAGAGTGTGTCGTGGTTCCGCCCGTTCCTGCCGCCGGTGCACTGGGAGAACGAGCCGACGATCTGGGAGCAGATGAACGGCGACGCTGTTGTCGGGTTGTTGCGTGACTACCTCACCGAGGGAGACGCAGCATGAGGCGCAACGAGAAGTCCTGGCGGTACTGGTGGACCATGCCCCTGTTGATCGCCGCGGGCATCATCGGCCCCGGACTCGCCGCACCAGAAGCCAAAGCAGACATCACATCCGACGCGTTCGTCATGGCACTCGACTCCGAAGGCATCACCTACAGCTCCAAACCCGCCGTCATCAACGCCGGCAAAGCCGTCTGCGACGTCCTCGACACCGGCTACACCATGTACGAAGCCTCAGTCTTCGTGTACAACAACTCCAACCTGAACCTGTATGACTCAGGCTATTTCGTGGGTGCCGCCACCGCATCGTTCTGCCCTGAACATTTGAGCGGCACGGGGTGGGTGTGATGGCGAACTCCCCGTTCATCCAGCTGGCTGAAGTCCACACCAGTGACTGGCGTTCCCGCGCGATCTGCACCCACAAGGACGGCGACATTTGGTTCCTCAACGAATCCGGCCACTACACCAACGACGCCGCCCGCAAGATCTGCTGGGAATGCCCCGTACAACCGCAATGCCTGCAGTGGGCGTTGAAGCACAACGAGTTGGGTGTGTGGGGCGGGTTTTCGGAGAAGGAACGTGCCCGCATCAAGCGTGGCGAGCTGCCCCCGGTGAAACCGGCACGGTTCACCGAGAAGGAATGCTTGCAGTGCGGTGAGGTGTTCGAGCCGGTCACCCGCAGGGCAAGGTTTTGCTCGCAGAAATGCAAGAAGCGCGCCTCGAATGCGTTGCGGTCACAACCGTCCCTGAAGATCTGCACGCAGTGCGGCGGCGAGTTTATGGGGACGTATGCGAAGACCTGCTCGAATGAATGCCGACGGGCGCAGAGGTGGGGCGCGTGAGCATCGACTGGTTCGCCGTGGAATGCGCCGTGAACGGAACTCCCATGCGACTTAATGCCGAAGAGCGCCGAATGCTGGTGCGGCGTCGCCCGAAACTCCCCGAAGTGGAGTTGGCGCGCAGGGCGCACTGCACGGTCCGCACCATCGAACGGGACAGGGCTGAACTGCCTGCAGCAAAGTTGCAATCCTGCCCGGTGTGCGGGGAGGACGCGTGGGTCACGACCGATGGCAACATGGAAGCCCACCCAGACAGGCTGTTTCAGGAATGCCCACTGTCGGAGACGGATTGGGAATCCCGTATCGCTGCAACAGTCATCTGGTTGTCTCGGCGTATCCGTAGCGGTGACTCCCTGCCCGTGTGGGCCTATCTGACAAGCCTCCCGGAAACCGAACGCACTCAACTGTTGATGGCTGCCCTTGCCGGTGTGCCAGATGTTGAGGACCCGTTCGCGTGGATCACAGAACTTGAGTCCGTGGCATGACCCTGCTCGATCTGTCGTTCATGCTCGCCGCCGCGGTGGAGGACAAGCATGCGTGGCGTGACCTGGCACGGTGCGCCGAAGTGGACCCCGAAGTGTTTTTCCCCGAGAAGGGTCGAAGCGCGAAGCCAGCCAAACGGATCTGCAGCCGGTGCGAGGTTCGGGTCGAATGCTTGGAGTTCGCGTTGGCGAACCGCGAGAACTACGGGGTGTTCGGGGGGTTGTCGGAGAAGGAACGGCGGCCTCTGCTCAAAGCGATCGATGGTGAGGATCAGGTGGCATGAGCAACGGGAACAGGCTCACCCCAGAGCAGGTGCAGACGATTCTGTTGATGACTCGTGAGGGGTGGTCCGCCAAGCATATTGGGGAAGTGGTGGGTTGTTCGGCTCGGACGGTGGTTCGGGTTCGGGCGGCTGGTGATGCCCGTTTGGCGTCGCCGAATCAGTTTGTTCCGTTGAGCCAGGAGCAGAAGGATTTCGCCCAATATTTGCTTGATGACGGCGCCCCTTATAACGAGGTTGCCCGCACGTTGGGGGTGAGCCGGACAACGGTCGAAAAGTATTTCCCTGGTTACGGGTGGTCGAAGAAGCAGGCTGCTGAGTTCAGAGCTCTGGTCAAGAAGTTCCGCTGGTTGGAGGCCTCGTGATGTGCGTGTGTGGACACAACAGGTCACGTCACCGCTACCAGTGGGACAAGTTCCGGGGACGGTGGGACACGGGTTGTGACGCCACCAACTACCACGGCCCGGCCGGGCATGAACGCTGCCACTGCTCCGAATATCGAGACAAGGACGAAAACTGATGGTTGTTGATACACGGGTGATTACCGCGAGGGATGACGCGAAAGCCGCCGCGGCTGCTCTTGATGACGCGAGGTGTGCTTTGCATGAGTTGTTGTCGGAGGGACCGCCACTGCCGTTCCTGGACCGTGAAGCGCTGGAGTTGAACCTGGATGTGGTGAGCAAGGCGTTGTCTCGGGTTGATGCGGTTATTGGTTCGTTGGATCGGTTGGCGGACAGGTGGACAGCATGAGCACCGAAACCCAAAACCTCACGTGGGAATGGTTCACCGGTTTTGTTGGCCCCGGTAGGTGGCGTGCGGTACTCCCCGGTGATCGGCGCAACGCGTGGATCAATCCGTCCGATGTGGCGGGTGATTTCCGTTGGTCTGTTGAGGACAACACATGTGCGCGGGTTTTGGCGTGGGGGTATGAGGAAACGTTGGACGCCGCGATGGCCGCTGCCGCCGCTGCTGCTGCGGAGTATCGACTGAGGAAGGCTGCGCGATGAGCGAACCTGATGTGGAAGGACTTGCGAAGCTCCGGGAACCTTTCCCGCCGAACCAGATCGGGAAACTCCCCAAGGGCGGCATCACTCTCGACTTCCTTGGCCACGGCTACCTCACCGCCCGATTCCTGGACGTGGACCCACTGTGGACGTGGGAGCCGTTCGCCGTCGGAGACAACGGGCTACCCCTGCTGGACGAGCATGGCGGGCTGTGGATCCGACTCACCCTGTGCGGTGTGACCCGCATCGGATACGGCGACGCCGGCGGGAAGAAAGGCCCCAACGCCGTCAAAGAAGCCATCGGCGACGCACTAAGGAACGCGGGCATGCGGTTCGGTGCGGCTCTCGACTTGTGGTGCAAGGGAGACCCGGACGCCCCGGCTCCTCCTGATCCTGCGGTGGCTGAACGCAACGCTCTGCTCCACGAGCTGGGAGATGCATGCGCAGCTCTGACGCTCGATGAGAAGACGGTGGCTGCCCAGTTCTACGGCAAGTACAAGGTGACGGCGAGGAACGCGAAACCTGCCCAGTTGCGGGAGTTCATTGACGACCTCATGGAGAACGGTGCCCCCGCATGAGCCGCAGGTATACGGGGTTCTCCCCGGAAACCAAGGAACTGATCTGGACCCGCGCCCAAGGGCGGTGTGAACGCTGCAACGAGTACGCCTCAGACGCTACTGCACACCATCGCAGGCCCCGTGGTCTTGGCGGCTCTCGCCGCGAAGACACCAATCTGGCGTCCAACGGGCTGTGGGCTTGTGGCGCTTGTCATCGTTGGGCGGAGTCCTATCGGGCGCAAGCATTCGCCGACGGTTGGCTTGTTCGTCAAACCCAATCACCTATCCAGATTCCCGTCCTGTACCGCGGCCAATGGGTGCTGCTCGACGACGACGGAAACACCTACCGGATACCTAACCCCTGTTGGAGGCAACAACAATGAACCTCACACCCGAACAACTCGAAGCGATCGCCTACATCGTCCTCGCATTCACCGGACCACCGTCGCTGGCGTACTTCCTCGTGAAGGGGCTGTTCAGGTGATGTACACGGTTTCGGGGACGTGGCCCCACTACACCGTCACGGGCGGCGCCGGCACCCAAGTATTCGAATGCCATTGAAAGCCGTCAAATGGCTTGCCTCCTGCGTCCTACAACCCGGCAACACCATCCAATGGCAGGTCCCATGAACGTGCTGTCCCTGTTCTCAGGAATCGGTGGATTGGAACTGGGCCTGGAACGCGCCGGCATGACCGTCGTCGGCCAAGTCGAAATCAACCCCTACTGCCGGCAAGTACTGGCCAAGCACTGGCCTGATGTGCCCCGACATGACGATGTACGCACCACCGTGGAGTGGTGGGCGAGCGAAGAAAGGCCCAGAGTTGACCTCATCTGTGGAGGATTCCCCTGCCAGGACATCTCCAACGCCGGTGCCCGGAAAGGAATTACCGGACCCAAGTCCTCTCTCTGGGGAGGAATGCTGCACGCCGTACGCAACATACGACCCAGATACGTCCTCATTGAGAACGTCGCAGCTCTCCTTGTTCGAGGAGTTGACACCGTCCTCGCCGACCTTCACGAGAGCGGGTTCAATGCGGAATGGTCAGTGCTATCCGCGTGCGCCATGGGTGCCCCACACACACGTGAGCGGCTGTTCATTCTGGCATACCCCAACAACCAACGACTTCAAGCCAGCGGGACAAGTCGAGTTCGAGATGACCGCCAAATGGCTTTCAGGGGAGTCAGTTCCGAACACCTACATGCGGCTACGCAGCCTGATCGCAGCCAGAGAGGGTCGCATTGGTCGAGCGAACCCGGTGTGGATCGAATGGCTGATGGGCTTTCCGCCGAACTGGACCGACGCCGGCTCTTTGCCCTCGGCAACGCTGTTGTCCCCCAGGTTGCAGAGCACATCGGACGAATGATCCTGGAGGCCACCGCATGATCACCGTTGCTTGCACGGAGTGCGCCCGCATCCAAGGCCGGACGGTGACCGCCGAGTTCACCACCACCGACGACGCCCAAAGATTCATCCGCCGGCACCACGCCCTCGCCGACCACCGAGCACACATCGAGGAACACCATGACGTGTTTGTTGTGTGATCATCCCCGCTCCACCCACACACCCCAATGCCGAGTCCGGCTGGGCGTGGACCTGCGCGACATGACCCGGTACACGCAGTGCCTATGCCCAGGATTCGAAGGCACAGAAGAGGAGAACGACCATCTTGCCTGACGTGCCCATTGGGTTCACGGGAACCCGTGACGCGATGCCGCAAGTTCGACGACCAGACGGAGATGACCCTGCTATGAACGCATCTGAGGATGGCCTCGAACCGCTCGGCGAGGCCCCCGACATCACCCCCGCGGCGACCGGCCAGCGTGCCCGCCGCCGGGCCGGTTCCCTCGACGACCGCCGGGTCGAGGTGATCAACGCCGACGAGACCGTGCTGACGGTGCTCGTCTACCCGGACGGCAACGTGCGACTCCGAACCGATCAACCGCAGTCGTGGGTCATCGAGACGTTGCAGACACTCGCCGACTCTCTGCGCGAACGGGCCGACCGGGAGGGCGCGTGAAACTCGGTTCGCTGTTCTCCGGCGCTGGCGGCCTCGACTTGGACAGCAGGTAGATCCGATGGATGCCGCCGAACTCGCCGCCTGGCGCAATCGCCGCCGCTACCACCGATCCGCCTGGGGACGGCCGCGCACGCCGATCCCGAACGAAACCAAACCCCAACCGACAGAGGCGAAACGATGAACGATCCCGCAATCGAGGCTGCATATCGGTATCGGCAGCAGCAGTATCCCAACGCTGACGGTCTTGTCGGTGTTGCCCGCGAGGCACTTAAGCCGGTGCGCGGGGTTCACGAGCGCTGGGCAGCTCGCTACGCCGATCGTTACAGCGGCGGCGCCCTGCTGATCAAGGCGCTGCTCGACGAGCTCGCGCCACTGCTTTACACCAGTGAGGAACTCGAATCATGAGCGACCGGAACCACCCGTACTACCAAGACGATCAGGTGACGCTCTACCACGGCGACTGCCTGCACGTGCTCGCCGAGCTGCCCGATCGCAGCGTCGACGCCGTGGTTTGCGACCCACCCTACGAGCTGGAGTTCATGGGCAAGAAGTGGGACGGCTCGGGCATCGCCTTCGACGTCGAGATGTGGAAGCAATGCCTGCGGGTCCTCAAACCCGGTGGGCACCTGCTCGCCTTCGGCGGCTCCCGCACCTGGCACCGGCTCGCGTCGGCCATCGAGGACGCGGGCTTCGAGATCCGCGACTCCATCGCCTGGCTCAACGGCAGCGGATTCCCGAAATCCGCCAGTATCTATAAGCAAACTATAAAAACACTAGAGGAACGCTATGGGTCTGCACGATGCGATTGCTTGGACCCCCGAGATGGACAGCCTGATCGGGACGGAATCGGACGCGAAAGTTGGCCAGCAGCTCGGACTTCCCGAGAGCCGGGTGAGGTATCGGCGAATAAAGCTGGGGCTGCCAACGTATCGGTCGAGCAGGGCGGCGATCTCAGTGGAGTGCGCGAACTGTGGCAGTCCGACACCCAGGAAGCAGAGGGATCAACGGCGGTCGAAGAACCTGTACTGCTCGCGGGAGTGCGCGAACGCGGGGCAGAAGAAGCGCGACACGGACATGCTTCGGTACGGGGCAGGCTGGAAGACAACTCGAGCCAAGATTCGGAACAGGGACAGGGTCTGTCGGTGTTGCGGGAAGACACCGGAGGAAAACGGCAAAGCGTTGCATGTGCATCACCTGATCCCGTTCAGGTTCGGGGGGACCAACCGGCCGGAGAATCTGGTGGCCCTGTGCGACTCGTGCCATCATCGGATCGAGGCGCTGACCAACGCGGCATTGGAGTCGATCCAGGTCGAAGTGAGCCTCGACGGGTCATTTCTGACAGTGAGAGTGGATGGCCAAAAGCGGATGCGAAAGTCTGCTCTTGGTGCGGACTTCCCGATGCCGACTGGCTAGCCTCTCTAGAGCCACTCGGCACGGCGCTGAAACCGGCGTTTGAGCCCGTCGTGGTCGCGCGTAAGCCTCTCGTGGGCACGGTGGCGGCGAACGTCCTGGAGCACGGTACGGGGGCGTTGAACATCGACGCCTGCCGCATCGGCGACGGCTCCGAGTCCCAAGGGCCGCGCGACTCGTCCGAGCCTAGCGCCACACGACGCTATACCAGCAGCGGCGCTGTGAACATCGCCGCAACACCAGGACCCCGCGGGGGATCGCCCTCTGGCCGCTGGCCGACGAACGTGGTGCTCGACGGCGAGATGGCCGACCAGCTCGATGAGCAGAGCGGTATCACACATAGTCGCGCCTCAGCGGGCCGCAACGGCAAGGACGCCGCCAAGGCAACTTGGGGCCTCAACCGCACTGAGGACACTATACGAGGCCACAACGATAGCGGCGGCGCGTCTCGGTTTTTTCCGGTGTTCCGGTACGAAGCGAAAGCACCCGGCGCGGAACGCCCCAGCTACGTCAACGAAGACGGTGCCAAGGTCGCGCACAACACCGTCAAGCCGCTCGACCTGATGCGTTGGCTCGTGCGGCTCGTGACACCGCCGAACGGTGTGGTTCTCGACCCGTTCGCCGGATCCGGCACGACCGCCGAGGCGTGCATTCACGAGCACAAGCGCTGCATCACGATCGAGCGCGAGGCGGACTATCTGCCGCTGATCGTCGCCCGGTTGTCGAAACCAATCGAGGTCGGGTTCGACTTCGGAGACGCCGCATCATGAGCGACCCGAGGATCCGCCTGCTGTTCAGCCGCCGCGAGCTGATCGCGATGCAGCGCTGCGAATTGTGTGGATGGCACCCGAAAACGCAGAACCATCACCCTGATTGCCCGCGATACGAAACGGAGGAGTGACCGGTGCCTTGGTTCTACGTGGATGACGCGTTCGCTGACAGTAAGCCGGTGATGCAACTCGACTCCAGGATCCGCAACGAGGCCGTCGGGTTGTGGGTTCGGTGCGGTGCCTGGTCGGCGAAAGAAGAGACGGACGGTCATGTGCCCCTTGATGTTGTGAAGGGGTTCGGCGGCACGCCGAGACTCATTCGCGCGCTGCAAGAACAAGCAGGACTTTGGCAGAAACAGGGTTGCGACAACACGCAATACAAGGATGAGACAACGGTTGATACAACGAGACAATCTCAACCAAAATCTCGCGAAATCGTGTTTGCCAACTGGGAGAAATGGCAGAAAACCAAGGCTGAAAATGAGGCGCGGCGAAGGCGTGAGGCAAAGAAGAAATCCACCTGGAGAGCTGGGAAAAAGGGCCGCGACTATGTGGCTCAGGATGGGCAGGTGTCCACCGGGGACATGGTGGTGGACACGGATTTACTGTCCACCGGGGACAGCATGGGGGAGTCCCGCTACCCCGACCCGACCCGACCCGACCCGACCCCTATTCCTTTGGTTACTTCTAACAGGGGGGTTACGTCAGTAGACGCGAACGTTGATTCCCCCCGCCCCGAATGCCCTGACCATGAAACGAACTCAGAGACCACCAACTGCATCCCGTGCATGAAGCGACGCAAGTGGGACAAGGAGCACCCGGATTACTTCAAGCGGCTGGAGGCTGAGCAACGCCGCCGGCAGGCCGAGGCTAGGCAGGCCGCCATTGATGCCTGCTCGTTGTGTGATGAGTTCGGGGATATCGAGATCGATGATGCGGTCAAGAAGTGTGATCACCCGAATGTCCGAAAGGCGGGGTCACTGTGAGGGATTGGCGTGGGACGACGGTTCATCAGGAGGCGTTGCGGGTGCGGTGCCGTGACTGCCGGGCAGGGATCGGTGAGCCGTGTGTGGTGCGGGATGAGAAGGGGCGTGTGGTGAAGGTGTTGGAGGCGTTTCCGGCTCATGCTCACAGGACCGCTGACAGCCGTTCTGGCGGTTCCGGGTCCGGTGACACCACGGAGGCCCTGAAAGTCGCTCCACGTGGCGCACAGCCCCCGCAATCAACACCAGGAGACGACGCATGACGCAACGAAAAGGTGGATTCGACTGGATCCGGTCGACCTACCGCGTCCCAGCGAAGCGCGGAATGCGAGTTGTCTTCGATGGACGGCCGGGACGCATCCTGAGCGTTGATGGCCCGTATCTGATGCTGCACTTGGACAGCGACCCGAAGAACCTGCGCACTCGTGTGCATCCGACATGGCGCATGGAGTACCTGCCATGACGATGTTTGTGTCGTCTGCGGATGATCCTCGTGTCCAGCAGGCCCAATCGGCGCGGTCGTGTGACATCTGCAAAGCCCCCAAAGGCAAACCCTGCAGCAACACGATTTTGCCGGGGAAGCCGCTGCCCGGTCGGGTCATCCACTTCGGGCGGCTCACAGACAGAAACCGAGAACCGAAAGGCGACGAATGAACAACCCCGAGTTGCGTGCAGTACTCGCAGAAGCCCTCAAAGCGCATCAGGTTTACCAGTGCTCACGTTCCGGATGGGACGAGGAATCTATCCAGTGGTGGCAGTGCCACGGGTGCGACTTCCAGAGCAGCACATTCCCGATCAAGGGGATTAATCGGGTCGTGTTGGGCGAAGAGATCGCGGCGGACCACCTAGCCGAGGTCATCCTGTCTCTTCCTGGTGTGGCGGTAATCCAACTACCCAAACCCGACGAGCGCGAAGACGAAGAGCAGGAGTTCACCGACTTTCCCGGTGTCGGCCTGTATGTGCCGGTGGTGTTCGACAGGCATCCGGGCGAGGTCCAGATCCGGGCGGGCGCTTGGTGCGACGAGCCGCTGAGCGTCGATGAAGCACGCGGATTGGCGGCCTCGATCCTGGCAGCTGCCTGCTATGCAGAAGAGGCGGAGGAATGATGGGCCATCAGCCGTACTACCAAGACGATCAGGTGACGCTGTATCACGGGGACGCGACGGCGGTTATGGCTGAGATGCGGGATGCCTCAGTTGACATCGTAGTCACCTCTCCGCCCTACAACATGGGCCTTGTCCCAGGCGGCAACGGGCGCGGAATGTACCGACCCGGCGCATCAAACAAAGCGGGGCGGTTCCGCAACGGCTATGGCGCGCACGACGACGCCATGGGGCAACAGGACTACGACAACTGGCAGCGCGCAGTCCTGAAGGAGTGCTGGCGGGTAGCGAAGCTGGCGGTGTTCTACAACCACAGACCGCGAGTGGAACACGGAGTCTTGCGTGACCCTCTGTCGAACGACTTCGGCGGAATCCCTCTGCGGCAACGCATTGTCTGGAATCGCGGCACCGGCATTGATGTCAACCTCCGAACATTCTGCACGCGAGGCGAGTACATCCTGCTGTTCGCTAAACCCGACTTCAAACTTGCATCACACGCGGCGTCCGGGATGGGCGATGTCTGGGACCTAGGAATCGAGTACAGCGTGAAGGATCACCCCGCCCCGTTCCCCGTTAGCCTCCCGACCCGCTGCATCGAAGCAACCGGGGCGATGAGCGTGCTCGATCCGTTTAGCGGATCTGGTACCACACTTCGGGCTGCGGCGAATCTCGGCGTCAAAGGAATCGGGATAGAACTGGAGGAACGGTATTGTGCCGCGACGGTGCGTCGCCTCAGTCAGATGGCCCTCGACTTCGCTGCTGCTGCGGTTGTAGCCGAGGGGGAAGACAACCATGCCTGAACATTGCCCGTTCTGCGCCACGAACTGGGAAAACCTCGACATCGTAGAGCGGTGGATGCCAAGCGGTCCTGCGGGATCGGTGGCGGTCGTCAGGCCGCTGAACCCGGTCACCGATGGTCACGTGTTAGTGGTTCACCGTGAGCACGACCAGAACGCGGCAGCGTCGTTCGAGGCGACCAGGCGTGCGAGCGTATTGGTGGCGATCGCCGCCGAGTACGTGAACTTGCGCGGCTTGCAGGCCAACATCATCACCAGTATCGGCCCGGACGCCACGCAGACCGTGTTCCACACCCATGTGCATGTCGTGCCCCGTCGTCCTGGTGACGGGCTGACGTTGCCGTGGACGGGCCAGAAGAAAGCCGGGGAAGACAAGTGAGCGACGTTGTAGAGCGCGCGAAAGCAGCACTGGAAGCCCTGGGTGATAAGGGGCCGTGGACTATCGACTCCGAAGACGGCGAGCCGATTATTCACGAAGCTCACCACTACGACTCGACGGACGAGTGGTACGACGTGGACGGGGTGAACGGCGGGTGGGTGGCGCACTGCGAAGACCTACTGGTGGCCGAGTTTATTGTCGCCGCGCGCACTATCACCCCTGAACTAGCGGCCGAGGTTGAGCGTTTGCGCGCGCGGGAAACGCTAATACGGGAACTGGCGAATCGGCATGTCGGCGCACCGTGCGGCTGCAACGCCATCGCCCACCAGATCCTCGCTGCGCTGGATACCGGGGAGGAAGCATGAACGACCCGGTAACCCGCGCCGAAGCAATCGCCGCTTACGCCGCCACACCTTGCGCCACATGCCGACACCCGTCATCGCATCACTCGGACATCGGAACTTGTGAAGCGTGCAGTTGCGAATCATTCGAGGAGGAGCCATGAGCGACGGCAGGCGGTGCGCCCGATGCGGCCGCGCGGATTCCGTATTCGGGTCGTGGACTTACTTCGTCGCTCCGGATCGGATGCGGACGGTGTATCTGTGCCACGCCAACCAGGACGGGACGAAGACTGATCCGGACTGTTATCACCTGGCGACAACACTGCGTGATCCGATGCCTGATCACTACCAGAACCCCGGGGAGGAAGCATGAGCGGGGACGCGCAGAAGATCATGATCGCGGTTCAGCGCCGACACCGGCGGACGTTAAACCTGGAAACTGGACACTCCCACTGCCAGGGTACGCGGGTGGGTGAATGTGATTTCCGCGACGGTTCGCTCGACGATTTCGAGGCCCACGTCGCCGCCGAGATCGACAGAGCCCTCGGAGGACTCAGGCGGGAAACCCGCGTAATCGAGAGCATCTTCGAGCTGGGCGTGCCAGAGCCTGCAACCCGATTCGTTACCCACTGGATGGAGATACCTGATGAGTGATGTTGTTGAGCGCGCCAAGGCTGCGCTGGTCGACTACGAAGTGGCGAAGGGGTCTCGGGTCGCGGTCGCACCGGGCCGGTCCTACCGGCTGCTCGCCGAATTGGTGGCCGAGGTTGAGCGTTTGCGCGCGCGGGAAACGCTAATACGGGAACTGGCGAATCGGCATGTCGGCGCACCGTGTGGCTGCAACGCCATCGCCCACCAGATCCTCGCTGCGCTGGATACCGGGGAGGAAGCATGAACGACCCGGTAACCCGCGCCGAAGCAATCGCCGCTTACGCCGCCACACCTTGCGCCACATGCCGACACCCGTCATCGCATCACTCGGACATCGGAACTTGTGAAGCGTGCAGTTGCGAATCATTCGAGGAGGAGCCATGAGCGACGGCAGGCGGTGCGCCCGATGCGGCCGCGCGGATTCCGTATTCGGGTCGTGGACTTACTTCGTCGCTCCGGATCGGATGCGGACGGTGTATCTGTGCCACGCCAACCAGGACGGGACGAAGACTGATCCGGACTGTTATCACCTGGCGACAACACTGCGTGATCCGATGCCTGATCACTACCAGAACCCCGGGGAGGAAGCATGAGCAGCGAAGCCCAGAACGTGATCGCTGGGGTTGTGCAGAAACACCAATGGCACGGGGGCATCCTCGGATGCGGAAGGGGCTGCGACTGGCGCCCCTCGTTTGATCGAACCTGGGCATGCGGCGAGGAAGACCGACTCAGCCGCGAGCACGCAGCGCATGTGGCCGAGGAAATCGACAAAGCCCTCGGAGGACTCAGGCCTGAGTACATCGCACGACACGAGTCCGGCGGCGGGACCATCCACGGAACGCGTGTGAACGCTGAGATTGCGATGCGCTCCTACGTGGTTTTCCCTCCCGGTGTCGATGATCCCGGTTCAGGCAGATTGACCGGTATTGAATCCCGCTGGGTGTCGGGATGGAGCGAAGCATGAGCGACGACACCTTCCGGGCATCCGTAAAAGCCGCAGTAGACAAGTACGGCATCACGGCCGTGGCCGCCAGATGTCAGACAAGCCTCCTGGTCGTACGCCGATGGGCCGAAGGGTTTCCCCCGTACGGCACCGCTAAGGCATCTGTTCTGAAGGCAATCGACTCTTTGGAGGAAGCGTGAGTAGCGAAGCCCAAAACGTGATCGCCGAGGTTGTGGCTAAACACGAGTTCGACGGTGTGGAACGCGACCGAATCCGTGACCGCATTATCGGTCTCTGCAGTTGCGGCAAGCGCGTACGTACACATCCTCGCAGCAGCCACGCCGAGCATGTGGCTGAGGAAATCGACAAAGCCCTCGGAGGACTCACCCGTGAAGAGCAATGGGTTCCCGTGGAGGAATCTGGAGACCGCTGGACGGGTCGGAGCAGGGAGGCCGCAGAAGCCAACCTCAAGGTCTTCTCCGTCACGGGAATCTGCCACGACCCGGCAGACGACTCTCCGCTTGTCCGAATTGAGCACGAGGCCCGCTGGGTGTCGGGATGGAGCGAGGCATGAGCGACTTGGATACCGACACGGCAACGAAAGGCGTGACCGGCCCGTTCGAGGATTGGGAGAGCGATCACACCGCACTCGTGCATGTTCTGTGGTCCGTCAAACATGCAGGAATGTCGTTGGATGACGCCGATGCGGTCGCCGAACGGATTCTTCGATCGCGGTGGGCTGCCGCCTTCCGCGCTGCGAGTGAGGTGCGGTGATTCAGGTTCATTGCAAGGAGTGCAACCGTGTCTGGGACCAGTCGTGCGAAGACTGCGCTCAGTGGAAAGCGGATCGTCACTCGATCAACACGGGGCATACGGATATTCACATCATCCCGGACACCACACCACCGCGGCCTGTGGTGGATCAGGGGTGGGCGGAATGGCTCACGAAAGGAAAACCATGAGCGATGACGGATTCGCTCTGTACCACTGGGCACCCAAATCCCGCCGCGGACAGATCAACCGATACGGCCTACGACCCGGATCACTCTCCTCGGACCGGCTGTGGAAACCGCCCTATATCTGCCTCGCAGACGGCCCGCTATTCGCGTGGCAGTTGATCGGCCGCTACCGCCCGATGATCCATGAATGGGATCTGTGGTGGACCACGAGCAGCGCGGCAGCACCCATGGAGATGATTCCGTGCGACGACGGGAGGCCCCGCGAATACCGCGTCTATCACCGCATCTATAAGCGTGACCTGTGGTTTGTAGGCACACGCTTCAACGAGCACCACGAGGAAGGCCAACCATGAGCACCCCTGAGCGTGACGCCCTGATCGAGAAAGTACGAGAAGCCCTCTGGGCCGCTCTAGAGCGTCAAGCCGAGGAACCGATGGGTCCGTACGTGGACCGCGAATTCGGACACATCGACACCTCGGGTGGTGGGGACATCGACATGACCGCACTCGCTGAGGCTGCGTTCGATGTCCTGATCGACGCCTGGTCGCCGCCGTTCTAGCCGCATGCCTAAGTCTCCTGAAACCCCGTCCGAGCATATTGAGTTCGCACGGGAAGAAGCCCGCCAAGCCGCACACGAGTCAGCGACCACTCACGCTCTGATCGCTATCGCCCAACTACTAGCCGAAAAGGACCAACCGTGACCTTGTCCGTGATCCTCGCTTCCCAGGCCCGATTCCTCACTGAGAGCCCTGTTTGTCCGGCGTGTTTCCAGCCCCGCATCGAGCATTCCACCGACTGCAAAGGACACCACAAATGAGCGTCTACGCACTGAAGCAACCGCGTCCAGACGGGGGCGAGTGGATCCAGGAGCACGACAGCCTAGAGGATGCGCTTGAGTTCCAGTCGCATAGCGGCGGCATTCTCGTCCGCCGCGAGGCTGTACCTGGGCAGCCTGGACTGTGGTGGGTAGAGGTCAACACCGAATTGCCCAGCGATGTCGGGTCGGTTGTGCAGTCTGAACCCAACCAGGAGGGGATCACTGATGTCTGATGCTCGTGTGGGGGCGTGGATCGCGGCGTGGGACGCGCTCAACGCCGCCACCAACACCCTCAAAAAATGCCCAATCACCGATCCTGACGAATACCGGGCGTTCTGCCAACTCCAAGCAGACATCTATGCCCACCTCGCCGACGTGCCGGCAGAGGTCGGTGCCGCCGCAGCGGAATGGCTTGAACACCGCGAGAAGGAACTACGGGAACAGAAACGTCGGGAACAGAAAGAAGATATGTTCAGGAAGGCGTTCGACAAGTGAGCATGGACTTCCACCTCCCCAGGGCTGACCAACTCAAACTACAAGAGGCGCTCGGCGGAATCCCCACACTCATCGAGGACCTCGCCGTAACCATCACACGCCAAGCCCGCGTACAAAAACCCGGACTCGGGAAACTTCGAAGGCGGAAAGCTGAGGCGCGCATCCCGTTCCACATCGGCGCAGTAGAAGCCGCAGACGAACTGCACAACGCCCTGATCAAATGGGTCAGGTTCACCTGCGACGCCCGACAAACCCCGTACACCGAATCCAACGATGACATCACTCTGGCCCGCTGGCTGAGACGCAACGTGACCGCCCTCGCCCTCATCGAAGGCTCCGAAGAATCCTGGCCTGAAATTCACCACCGGATTGACGAGTGCCGCAAGCAGATCGACTTGCCCCCAGAGGATGACATCGTGATCGACCCGGAACGGGTCCGCCAGGCCAACCGTCAAATCCTCACCGCCGGCCAGATAGAAAAGATCGCCCCACGCCTCGGCGCACTCGGTGCAGGGCTGAACAAACGTCGGGTCCAGACCCTCGTGAAAAGCAAGCGACTGCGGCCCTGCGCAGTCGACGGAGAAGTCCGGTTCTACCGCCTAGGAGATGTGCTCGACGCGCACCACAGGCAACTACCACGCTCCAAGAAAACAACGTCTGAACAGGTAAAATTAGCAGAATGAGCCGGGTCTTTCGGGTGCATCTCAACGACGTCCTCGCTGCGGAATGCTGCCACCCCAACTGCTACGCGCCAGCCCTTACTGACATAGCCAGTCATGTGCCGTTGTGTGAGCGGCACATCATGGTTGTCTACCGGGAAGCCAATCTCATGCTCGCCAGCCATAGAGCTATGGAACAGGCATATGAACTTCTTCCATCAGAGGCTGAGTTCATCCCAGGCCCATGCCCTCGCTGTGGGGACAGTGGTCTACTTGCCCACTTAGCGAACGGGTTTGTGGTCTGCAAGGCGGCAGGGTGCGACTACGAACGATCCATGGTGGCGTTCTGCACTGAACGGAAGACACTGATGGGTGTAACTGCCGCAACTGATGACGTCGTGTACTACATGCGACTGGGAAACCGTGCCAAGATCGGTACCAGCCGAAACCTCAAGGCCCGCATCGGAGTGATTCAGCCAGAGGACTGCATGGGCTACGAACCGGGGGACCGGAAGCTGGAACGTAAACGTCATGACCAGTTCAAGCACCTGAGGGTGTCTGGTGAATGGTTCATGATTGGCCCCGACCTTGTGCGGCACGTGAACTCGCTGCGGATTGCATGAGCACAGCATTTAGTTGCTATGTTTGTCGCAATTGCCTTAACGGCAAAATTGCGCCGTAACCTTGCTGATTTGACAAACAAGGTTCGATATTCGTGCTAGGCTGTCGCCGTAGGCGCAGGTCACACTTCCTCGCCTGTTAAACGCCCCGGAACCTACCGGGGCGTTTCGCATTTCGGGGGTGATCCCATGCCCACCTTCGCCACACCACGATCCCTCAACGACCGCATCACCGACGCTCTCCACAACGTTCGCCTAGCCCGCGAAGACGGAAACCCGAGCATTGTTGAGGCTGCGGAGAAACTGTTGGACCAGTTGTTGGATCGCGTTCCCCGCTCCACCAGCCAGGAGTAGTTGCCGTGCCGCTCAAACACCTCCGCGTCTGCCCGGAACCCTGCTCGAAGACGCGCTTCTCTGAATGTGGGAAAGCTTGCCGCTTACCTAACGCGATTGATCCGGAGTCGTGGCGTATCAACTTGCAGGACGGCGCCGGCACGATCGGTGGCAGGCAGGAATGAAACGCCGCGCGGCCCGGATCATGCGACGCGCAGCACGCCGCCTCATCGCCGTGTCCCGACGGTTGGACCCACCCAAAGACGAAACCCGCCTGTACACAGGCAACATCACCCAAGCCATCCTGGACCGCATCGAAACCACCCCACCCTGGACCAGACGCTCACTCACCGTCCACGATCCGGAACCGTGGGAACACCTCGACCTGTACAAGCCTCCGTCACTACTCGCACGCATCTGGTGGTGCATACGAGGATGAACCTCACAGAATTTCTCACCGAGACGCTGAACAACCTGGTTCACCCCGGCGACGAAAACACCAAACCCTTCCCGATCCTCCTGCCGGGACTACGGCCTATCAGTGTCCCCCCGGAACTCGCCGGCCAGTTCGCTGAAGAATCAGGCCTACCGCACCTCGATACCCCGAAACTGGTCGCGGAAGCACTCGCCGCGGCGATCACACAAAACTATGTGATCCTCACACGCGAAGAAGCAGAACAGCTGCGCCAGAAAGCGGCCGACGCACCGACCGGGCACCGCGTCATCAACATCCGAACCACACCCACAGCCCCGCCCGTGCTGTCGATCACCATCGACAAAACAAGCAACGACGTCATCGTTCCCAAACGAGCCTTGCGGAAAGCGGTCGAACAGTGATCCACATCGAAGTTGACGGGAAAGTGCTCATGCACGCCGATCCCGGCCAGTGGACCACCACGCCACCTGATGTTCAAGCGGTTCAGAAAGCTGGACCGAACGAGCCTTGGATGCTGCCGATCATGGCCGCTCTCGCGAAGACGGCCACCCTCGCGATGGCCGGGGCGAAACACGAGGACACCACAATCCGCGTGACCACACGCAAGAACGGCTGGATGCTGGACTGCACCAATGGATGAGGCAGCCCGCGCCCGCCAGGAGCTGCGCAGATCCAACGCCGCCCAGCCGCACCGAAACCGGCACCGCGAACGCAAAACCGGACGAACCACAGACCGCAACATCTGCTACTGCGGCGACGCGGACTGCCCAGACTGCGGCGAATGGTACGAGTGACGAACTGAGCCCACACATGACCGACGTCGTGATTAACGGAACCCGATACGTTCCCGAAACCACCAACGGAACTCCAATCGGAATCGGAGTCACCACCCGCAACCGGAACACCATCGCCGACGAGACAATCGCCCACATTCGCCGCCACACACCCAACGCCAAACTCGTCATCGTCGACGACGCCAGCGACGAACCATACCCAGCAGCGACCTACCGATTCACTCAACGCGCAGGCATTGCCCGAGCCAAAAACAAATGCCTCGAACTCCTCAACGGCTGCGAACACATCTTCCTGTTCGACGACGACTGCTACCCGATCGCCGACAACTGGTTTCAGCCCTACATCGACTCACCCGAGCCGCACCTGATGTACCAGTTCATCGACCTCGCCGGCGGACGGAAACTCAACGACGTCACGAAGGTCTACGACGACGGCCAACACTTCGCCCTGTCCGGGGCGCGCGGATGCATGATCTACGCACACCGCAGCGTCATCGAACGCGTCGGCGGACTCGACCCTGAATTCGGCGGCTGGGGATGGGAACACCCATCGTGGTCCGATCGCATCTACAACGCCGGCCTCACCTCGTTCCGGTACGGCGACGTATGCGGCTCCAACAAGCTCATCCACTCCATGGACGAGCACCTGGAAGTAAAGCGTTCCGTCCCGACCGAGGAACGCAAAGCCGCCGCCGCCCGCAACGCCGAGTTGTACTGGGAGCACCACTACACGAGCAGCCACCACATCCCCATCGTGGAACCCGACCGGCGTGTGGTGCTCACCTGCCTGCTGTCGAACAAGCCCGACCCGCAGCGCAACACCCGCATGCGGCCCGACGTCAAACTGCTCGAAACGTTGATCACCTCCATCACTGGAGGTGAAACCGTCGTGCTGTGCGACAACCCACTCACCCACCCGCAGGCGTCATTCGAGCGAGTCACCAGCCCAGTCGATAACCCATACTTCGCGCGCTGGTACCTGTACTACCAATGGCTCCGCGCCAACCCCGACGTCAAATGGGTGTGGTGCGTAGACGGCACCGACGTCGAAATGCTCACCCCTCCGTGGGAACACATGCAACCCGGGAAGCTGTACATCGGGCACGAACCCGCCGTTGTGGGGATCGACTGGATGCGCAACAACCACAAAGCCACACACCTGCAACAGTTCATCGACACCCACGCCGACCGCACCCTACTGAACGCGGGGATCGTGGGCGGCGACCGGGAAACCGTCATGGCATTCGCACACGACATGGCCGCCGACCACGAAGACCAACTTCGGCGCGTCTGGCACAAAGACGACGCCCCGGGAACAATCATCGGCGACATGGCGACACTCAACTACGTTGCCTATACCAAACACGCCGACCAACTCATCCACGGACCCCAGGTGGTGACGGTCTTCAAGACCAACGAACGCAACGCCTGGTCATGGTGGAGGCACAAGTAACAATGGTCGCGAGGTCCATGGTCACGATCCACCGACGCACCGTGCACAAGCAGTTCACCAAGCAGATCGCCTGGGAGAAAGAACTACAGGCATACCGCACGATGCCATGGGCCACGCCCAAACTCATCGACTTCGGGCCCATGTGGATCGAGGTCGAACGCTGCACCCCGATCCTCAACATCCACCCCAACTGGTCCCGGCGCTACGCCGAGCCGCTGTGGGATCTGCTCGCCGCCATCCACGCCGCCGGCTGGTGGCACTGCGACCCCTGCCTGATCAACGTCGTCGTACACCCCGACCGCGGCGTGCTGCTCATCGATTTCGAGAACCTCACACTCGCGACCGGAAACCGCTCCTATGACCTCTACGGCGCACGCGCCGCCGGTGTCGAACCCGCCTGGCCCGGACTCGGCCCAGACGGCGTGTACTGGAACGGACCATGGCCGTCGTGCCCCGGACCCTACTGGGACGAATGACAATGGAGCGGAGCATGAAACCCGGCGACAACGTATGGGTCGACTTCGACGGACTCGAACACGAAGGCACCGTCGAGAAAATCCAATCCAGCGGCTGGGTCAGATGCTCCATCGCCATCGACCCCGAATACGACTACGGCAGCATCACACCACGACTCACACCACACACCACCGTCGCCGTGAAAACCACACGCATAAGGCCACGATGACCCACACCATCGGCATCGTGGCCCACACCAAACGCGCCGAACAAGCACACCGGCTCATGGAAACCGTGGGCGCCGCATACATGAGCATCGACAACGGCGCACTCGGATGCGAAGCCAACCACCGCAAAGTGTGGCAACACCTCACCCGCCACAACACAGACTGGCTCGTGGTCCTCGAAGACGACGCCATACCGTGCAACAACTTCCGCGACCAGCTCGACGCAGCGCTAGCAGTGGCACCCAGCCCAGTGGTCAGCCTCTACCTCGGGCGAGAACGGCCCCGCGAATACCAACAACGCATCGCCAAAGCCGCTGACACCACAGCACACTGGCTCACCTGCCGACGACTACTCCACGCAGTCGGAATCGCCATACACGCCGACCTCGTGCCGAACATGCTCAACCAACTGCCCAACGGCAAACCCATCGACGAAGCAATCAGCGCATGGGCACGCCACCAAGGCCACACCATCGCCTACACATGGCCCAGCCTCATCGATCACGCAGACGAGACGCCAATGATCGCCACCAGAAACGACAACCAACCACGACCACCAGGCCGCGTCGCATGGCAACACGGAACACGCGACACCTGGACCACCGACACCCAACCGATCTGAATGCCACGCGCGCCTAAGGTCTGCCGACACGCAGGCTGCACCACACTCACCACAACCGGCACATGTCCCCAACACACCACACACCGCTGGGGCAACCACCAAGGACGCAAAGTCCCACACCGCTTGCAGCAAGCCACCTTCCGGCGCGACAATTGGACCTGCCAAAGCTGCGGACACACCGCGACTCCCGGCAGTGGACAACTCCACGCCGACCACATCCAACCCCGATCACGCGGCGGCACAGACACACTCGACAACATGCGCACCCTATGCAAGGCATGCCACGCGCCGAAGTCCCGCGCCGAGGCCCGCGGATCGAACACCTGATCGAAAACCGGTCGAAAGTTAGCTGGAGGCGCGAAACGTGCCCTGACCTGCGCAAACGCCCACATGCCCGCAAGCCTCTGACCTGCGGAAACACCCCCCAGCAACCCCCCCCGGGGGGGTCTGCGCGGCCCCGGACGGCGC